ATGGCATCGATCCGACTTCGCGGCGCAACCTGGCGCGCAGAACTGTACAAGGATGGCGTTCGCGAGTCGGCGAGCTTCGCCACGAAGCGGCTTGCTGTCGCCTGGGCGCAGCAGCGCGAGGCTGAGTTGGTGGGTGCCAGGCTGCCGGACCACACCGTGCGGGAAGCCCTGCAGCGCTTCGCCAAGGAGGTCAGTCCCAAGCACCGCGGCGAGCGCTGGGAGATCACCCGGCTGCGCCTGCTGGAGCGCGACAAGCTGGCCGACGTGCACTTGCCGGCGCTCCGCCCCATCCACGTGGCTGAATGGCGCGAGCGCAGGCTGGCTCAGGTCTCCGGGGCGTCGGTCCGCAGGGAGATGAACCTACTGCAGTCCGTGTTCAAGGCCTGCCGGAAGGACTGGGGATGGCTGTCCACGGATCCGGTCGCAGACGTGGACAGGCCTGCGAACCCGCCGAGCCGGCGCCGCCGCATCAGCCAGGATGAGATCGATCGCGTGACCCTGGCCCTGGGTTATGACGGAGGCGCGCCGCAGACGGTGTCCGATCGGGTCGCCCTCGCCTTCCTCTTCGCCCTGGAGACCGCCATGCGCTCCGGGGAGATCTTGGGGCTGACCTGGAAGGACGTGGCGCCCAAGTCGGTCACCCTTCCCCGAACCAAGAACGGCGACATCCGCCGGGTGCCGCTGTCGCCGCGGGCACGGGAGATCATCACGCTGCTGCCGCCGGGCGGCGACACTGTTTTCCAGGTGGACGGCCCGTCGAAGGATGCGCTGTTCAGGCGGGCGCGCGACGCGGCGAAGATCGAAGACCTCCATTTCCACGACAGCCGCGCCGAAGCCATCTGGCGACTATCGAAGAAGCTGGACGTGATGGAGCTGGCCAGGATGATCGGGCACCGCGACCTGAAGAGTCTCCTCCTCTACTACAACGCCGATCCCGACGAACTAGCCGACCGGCTTTGAGATTGCGGCTCGGCACCGGCCGCTCGGCATGGTCACCGCCGCCGCAAGCTGCCCGTGCAGCGCAACCGTGGTTTACCAGGACCAGAACCAGATGATCGTCGTGGTCTACGGCTCCAACGGCGAGTACATCACCTCGTATGTGCTCCCGCGCCCAGGCCATACGCAGGACCCGATGTAGCACCCAGGTAACTGTTGCTTCCAACGCAAGCCACCTACGAGCCGCCCTCTACGGGCGGCTTTCTGTTCCATCGGGGTCCACCTACTCGGAGAAAGATGCAGCATGCGCCGCCGTGCAGTCGCGCAGTTCCCTTCGCCTGCATGTGACCGCTCCGCCGATTCCTCCGTTTCCCCCGTCGGCATCGGCGCCGGCGGCGCATGCCGCCCACGCAGACTAGGCGGTGAGACGCCTAATGGCATTGATCCCAATCAAGGCCGAGCCGACGCGAGTGTGCAGACCGGGGTCATGCCGTTCGTAGGCGCGCCGGTAGGCTTGACGACGCGCGGCCCGCAGGCATAAGCAGGATCGGGCCTCTGCCGAGGCAATCCGTGCACCGGCACGAGCTGGCGGCGGTGCTCAAGCGGCATGCGCGGCGAGCCGAGGAAAAGTCTGACCCGGCCCAGCTGTCTACGAAATAGAAAAGCTGCCGCTTGACTCGCTCAGAAAGTCATGGCAACCTATCTCCACGGTCAGGCAATGACCAACGGGCGAGCCGCCGGATCAGGCTCCAATCGCTGAGGAGATCACCATGCGCACCATCAACATCACCACCGTTGACGCCAACCTGCTGGCCGACCTGGACGGCAATGCCGCCGGGTATACCGCGTATCAGGCGGATTACGAGCAGGCCACGGTGAGCAACCAGTGCTATCACATCGTCTACAACGCCGACGACGGCTACGGTGGCATCGTCTTCGTGGGGAGCGGCAGCAACGGCGTGACGAGCTGGACCAGTGCCAGCAGCGCGGAAGACGTGCTGGGGCGCTTCGAGCGCGATGAGATGACGCCGTGAGCCGCAGTCGTCGCGGCCGGCTGACCATCGAGAGGCCGGGTAACCCCGGCCTCTACCAGATCGCCGCCCTCCCTGGCTGGGAGGTCATTGGCACCGTGACCGACGCAGATGGCGCAGGGGCGCTGATCCGCAACAAGGCCACCGGCATCTACTGCCGCGCCAACGCGGGGGCGCTCCGGTCGCTCCCCCAACGCAAGGTTGAGGCCGCGCTCAATGAGAGTACCTGACCTAATTGCTGGTCCGTACCACTCACCCGCGTGTCGCGCCGGCGACTGGCTGGACGACGAGATCGAGGGTCGCATCGAGGTGGGCGGCTGGACAGATGCGCCGATCTCATGGCCGCGCCGGAAGAAGACCGGCCGGCATTCGCTCATCTTGACCGCAGAGCTGGCCCGAGCGGTGCGCACCGAGTCGGTCGCCGCAATCTGCCATTGGTGGCGCGTCAGCCCCACAAAGGTCTGGCAGTGGCGTCAGGCGCTGAGCGTCGGCACTACGGAGGGGAGCCGGCGTATCGCTCGGCGCGGCATCCCGCCGGAAGCTGCCGCCAAGGGCCGTGCTCGATCCGCTGAACCCGATGTGCGGGCCAGGATGGCGAACACCAAGCGCGGCCGGCGCGCGCACCCACAGACACGCGCAGCACTGCTGCGTGCCGCGAGCGCACCCAAGCCCGAAGGATGGGGCAACCGCGCCAACCGATGGATGCAAGATGCAAAGCAAGGCAGCGACACCGATGACTGAGACCCCCATCGCACGCTGGCGCGCACGCATGGGCCTGTCCCAGCGCGCTGCAGCAGAGGCGTTGGGCATGAGCCTGTCCGGATATCAGGAGCAGGAGCGCGGCGCAGGATTCGACGGGCGGCCACGTGAGGCGCCCAGGGTACTGCTGCTCGCCTGCGCGGCACTCGAGCATCAGCTGACACCGATCGATTGACTCGAGGGGCGCCGGACCGGCGCTGCTCAGGCGCCCCGCGGGTTGAGCGGCCACCTTGGCCCCGCGTCCGGCATGCGTAGGATCGCGCCGGCAGCGACCGGGCGGTATCGGCGGTTGCCGCGGTGTAGTGTCAGAGGTTTCCTACACGCTTGCTTATCGGCTTGCTTCAAAGCTTGAAAGGCACAGGCAAATCGGATGTATCAATTATCAATGCAACAGTTGATGTATTGCTGCCCGGAAAGCTTCCGAGCTTCCATCGTTGGCGTCCAGAAGAATCCTGCCTATAAACTGTCTGCCTCCTAATTACGAAAAACTCAAGGCTGCCATCCTGATATATAGCATCCATGTCGATATACACCATTTCGGCATGCGGAACTCTAAATCCAACTCGTGGCGCTGGGATACATGCCGCAGCATTAACCCCATAGGCCCCAAGTGAAAACCCAAGATTTGAACTGTCTGGCTTTCCATTTGGGATGTTAATAGCGGAAATTACCTTTAAAGCGTAAATGCTTGAGTCATAGGCGACGCCATGATCGCGCCGAATAATTCTTAAGCCAACAGAAATATTAGACTTTACAGAATTTTCCCCAAAAACATAGCACGTGACAGGGTTGTTCATTTGCCCTTTATTTCCGCCGATATAGTTAACCCCATCTATTACAATAGGGACTACGCCACAATAACTACCGTTGACATTTTTAAATGCAATGACAGGGCTTTTAATTCCACCAAGATCAATTTCCATCAAGTTATACATATCATCCCACCTATTTGATATTCCTGCTGAAAAATCAGATGGTTTTGCTATGAATGACTTGCAAAGAGAGTGATTTTTATAATCCGTCCCTATTTGAATTGACCTGCTATTTATATTCCTAACTCTAAATCCAACGGCCATTAACTATAAACTCCATATATTATGGATATGCCACCTACGCATTTTGATGGATCAAAGTTGGAAGGGTCATTAGCCTCAGTCCTAACTTTTTGGTCAACAGCGTCATCGCTCCATTTCCATGACATGGCGCCACCACTGAAGCTTATTACTGGAAATATTAACCCCCACTGTGAACGCTGCCCATTATAAACCACAAAGAAGTAAGGATTTCCTGCAAGCAGCCTATCATCGTAAATGCTGCCGCTTGCCGAATCTGGAGCATAATAATTACCCCCTCTTTTAATTGCATCAACAGGAGGCAAATCAATCTGACTTATAATGCAGGAAAGCCTGTCATTTATTGTTGAAACAATACGCCCATCTTTATTCCTGACACGTAGACCAATATTCATTATGACAAAACTCCAAGTTCAACGGCCGGACTCCCATCATCATAGAACAGATAAACTCCAGAGTTATTTATCCTAAGCCTAAAGCCGCCACCAACGCCATTTATATCCAGATTCCCGTCCTTACTTAGTCTCCAACCTGATTTCCCTTCTGAATAGTTAAACGACTGAATATATTCACCTATTTTTGCGTTAGTAATTGCGCCATCTGCAATTTTTGCCGAGTTTATCCATGCATCCCCGATGAAAGCCTGATTGATGAACGTCTGCCCATTTTGGATCACGAACGGCGAGATGACGGTCGCATCGCTGCCGGTGCTGTTGAGCACGCCGAACATATCGGCGTGAACGAGGAACGACGATTGCACCGTACCTCCGCTGGCGTCGATGCCCAGCGCGATGCCGGCGGCATAGTACTGGCCGCCTGATGTGACCGCGGTCTTGACGATGTAGCTGGACGACGCCTTGCCGTCGAGCGCGGCCACCGCCTGGCTGGTGACCTGCACCGAGGCATTCGTCTTGCCGAGATTGGCCTCGACAGTGTCGGTGCGTTTCGCTTGCGCAAGGTCGCCGCTCGCAATGACGCTCTGCACAGTGATCGTGCCGGCGTAGACGTTCGTGTCGCCGGCGCCCCAGTCCGTATCGCCGGCAGCCTTGACGTCGAGCTGCGCGAAGATGCCATCCACCTTCGTTCCCTGCGCCTTCACCTTGCCGTCGAGGACGCTGATCGCTTGCGTGTTGCTGTTCACCTGGCCGACGACGGCACCGACCTGCGCGAGCGCATCGCCCACGTCCTTCCAGTTCGTGCCCGGCGGCGTCTCGTTCCCGGCGGTGCTGCTCTCCCAGCTGTATATCTGCCCCTCGTAGATGACCGTCTGGCCCTGGCTGTAGGTCGCGTCCGGATTCCAGACCAGCGGCAGCAGATCATCGATCGATTCGACCTTGGCCAGCAGATCCTGCCCCAGCTGGCTGGCGGTGATTTTGCCGGTGAGGTAGTCCAGGATCGCATCGGCGTCGGTACTGGATCGCCCCACGACACCGTTGCCCAGCGGATACCACGGGCCGATGTTGCCGGACCTATCCACGAGGCGGCCCCAGAAGAAGATCTGCACGCCCGCCGCCAGGCCCATTATCGTGTGCTTGGCCTGCGGGTAGGCGAAGTCGCCCAGCTTGATCGCGTTGGCCAGCACGTTGGCCTGGCCGTACCAGATCTCGGTGCGCTGCGTGTCCGTCGCCCCCGGCGGGAACGTCCAGGCCAGCTCGATGCCGAAGATGATGCCGCTGGCCGTCAGCGTCGTCAGCGCCGGCGGCGGCGTGGTCTTGCCCTCGATCGTCGTCAGCGCCGACAGCGCCGGCATGGATACCGCGTTGAGCGCGTTCACCGCACGCACGCGCGCAAGGTACTGGCCAGCGTAGATCCCGCGCACCTCCATGTTGGTGGTCGTGGCGCGGCCGGCCTTCACCCATGCCATGTCGTCCCGGCGCCACTCGACATCGTATGCAATCGCCTTCGGCGCAGCATCCCAGCTGATCGTCAGCACGTGCGTGGCGATGCCCTGGTCGATCACGGAATGGCTGGACAGCGCGACGTTGCTCGGCGGCGGCTGCACGCTCGGCGGAATGATGCTGATAGGGGGCAGCTCGATCCTGGCGCCGTCGTCGATCGCTGCGAACTTGCCAGGCACGTGCTTCAGCGCGGTGACCTGATAGGTGATCGCGTCGTCGCCGTCGCCATCGGTGATGCCCAGGACGCGGAAGGTCTGCAGCGCCAGTTCAGAGGTGGATACCGACCAGACTGATGTCGCCACTGGCACCGTGTCCCATGGCGCGGCCACCGAGATGGTGTTGCCGGCGATGCCGCTGATCGTGCGAGCCTGGCTGCGGCCGTTGCTGCCCAGCACCCGGATGGTGTCGCCGATCGCCAGCACGGGCGGCACCACGTCCAGGACCACGGCCTGATTGCTGGCCGAACGGATCCGGCCGCCATTTCGCCGGCCGGCGCGCTTCGGGTCCGCGATCTCGATGATGTCGCCAGGCTGGGGGACGACACCCTCAAGCCCCACGCCGAAGGTGACCGTTTCGGTTTCCAGGTTCTCGGTGTAGAGGATATGCAGGCCGATGCGCTGCGCCTGCGCGCGCGAAGTGCAGCCCATGGCCGCGACCTCGGTTTGCTGGATGCCGTAGCGCGCAATGCCCGGCCGGTATTCGACCGTCTCGACCTTGGCGCGGCCGAAGTCGTCGGGGTCGTTCCAGGACACGAGCGCAACCGTATGGCGCACCTTCCGCGCGGAACCGGAATAGGTGAACTTCCCGTCGATGACGTTGGTCTGGTTGAACTGGTAGACCGGGTCCTGCGGCATGTCGGCCGACGCGAGTACCTGGCCGGCGGCGTAGTAGGTGATGCCGCGGAAGACCGCCGCCATGTCCTGCAGCAGCTTGTAGGCGTCCTGGCGCGTCTGCAGGTACACGTTGCAGACGAAGCGCGGCTCCTGCCCGCCCACGCCGTCGCTCACAAGCTGGTCGCAGTACTGCGCGATCTGGTACAAGCGCCAGCGATCGACCCACGCGGCCGGGATGCGATGGCCCAGCCCGAACCGGTCGTTGGTCACCAGGTCGTAGAAGACCCACGCAGGATTGTTCGTCCATGCGGGCTTGAAGGTGCCGTCCCAGATGCCGGAGTAGGCGCGGGCCTCGGGGTCGTAGTTGGTCGGCACCGAGATGATGCGCCCGCGCACGAAATAGGCGCGCGCCGGGATGGCCTGGAACTGGCTCGCGTCCACCTCGATCCCCACGAGCGCGCTGTTCGGGTATCGCAGCTTGGCGTCGATGATCTCGGTCATCGACTCGACGGTGGTGGTGTCGGCGATGATTGCGCTGTTCGCATTCGGGGTCAGGCGCCGCACGCGGATCTGCCACTGACTGCCAGTTGGCAGGTCCACGCGATAGGACCGTTCGTACAGCGTGGTGGTCTTCCCGGTGAAGGCATTGGACGTGACCGTGGTGAAGGCGCCGCCGTCCGTGGACACGTCGATGGCGTAGCTGATGCTGTAGCCCTCGATGTCCGCGTTGCTGTTGTTGGTCTTCTGCAACTGCGGAACCGCCAGGCGCACACGTACAGCGGACAGGTCCGAGTTGGTGAAGTTGCGCACCACTGGCTGATCGCTGCGCAGCTCGACGTTCACCGAGGTCTCGTTCTCGACGCTCGGGAACCCGGCTAGGTAGTCCTGGTCTTGCGTGCCCGACCGCGTTTCCACGCGCACGCTCTGGAAGTTCATGCGGCCGTCTGCGGCCTGCAGCGGCGTGCCGTCGAGGTAGATCGAGCGCAGGCCGTCCTTGAGGCCGACGATCTCGCCCTCGCTGACCAAGTCGATGATCTTGGCGTAGGCGATGGACTGCAGGCTGTCAGGCGTCTCGATCGGCGTGCGTGCGGAGCTACCGCCCTTCTTGGAGCCACGCAGCGCCAGCGCGGTGGATTGCTGGTGCTCACCGCTCATTGCTGGTCCTCTGCGAAGATGCCACCGCTAATGACGGCTGAGCCGGCCCACGTCTCGCCGTAGGCAGCCGGCACCGGGTTACCTTGGGCCTGCATGTTGACCGGCCCGTTGAACGCATAGCTCGGCTTGTTCGCCGCGCTCTCCTGCGTGCCCAGGCCCTTCTGTGTCGGCGACAGCATCTGCACCACACCACCGATCACCATCGCGATGCCGGCGTTGGTGAGTGGCACGCCGATGGCGCCGAAGCCGTAGGCCGACAGCACCAGACCGGCGACCACCAGCACAGCACCGGCGATCGTCTGCAGCACACCGCCGCGCTTGGAGCCCTGCAGCACCGGCGCGATGCGGATCATGTCGTCGCCGGGCGGGTCGTGCAGTTGGTCCTCAGTGAGGTTGCGGCGGCCATTGAAGACCGAGAACACCATGCCGCGATCCTTGGCGCCCATGAGGAATGCCTGGAAGCCAGGCAACTGCACGGAGAGCGCCTGGACCGCCTCGGCCGGTGACGCCACCGCCAGGCGGAACTCCTTGCCGAAGCGCGCGCGCAGGGCGCCGTAGAGGCGGATGATTCGCACCTTCGGGGTATCGACGCGCATGCTCATGCCGCACCGCCTTGCGCCTGCCGGTGGCGCACGATCCGCACGGTTCGTTCCGCCCAGTAACCGCCATACGGCACGCGCGCGGAGAGGCGATCGGCCAGGTGATGCAGCATTTGGCCGTCGCCCAGATACACGCCGGCGTGGTTCGGCACTGGCGATCGGATCTGCATCAGGATCATGTCGCCGCGCCGCGGCTGGCCCTGGATTTCTTCGAACCCCTCGGCGCGCAACCGGTGCAGCGCATAGAGGTCGCCGCCGTTGTCCCACCAGTTGTCGGCGCGCTCGTACTGGGCCAGTTGGACGCCCAGCTCGCGCGCGTAGAAGTCCCTGATCAGCGTGTAGCAGTCGAGGATGCCGTGGGCGAACTGGCGGCCGATCAGTGGCGCGACGTAGCCGCTCGGCTGGATGCTCTGCACCTCGCCACACTCCGGCGCGCCATCGATCTGACCGACGCTGACGATGTGCCATTGCAGCCCGCTGGCCTCGCACATGACGCGGTCCGCATCGCTTGCCGCCGCCGGCGCATTCGGGTGGCTGTGCACGAGCGCCAGCACCTCGCCCTGTTCCTCAGCGGCGGCGTATTCGTCGCCAGGGAGGCGGAAATGCTCGCTAGCGGTGGCTGCGGTATTGCGGCATGCGACGTAGCGCTCGCCGTCGGCCGTGGCGACGATCAGCCCGCAGCACTCGCGCGGGTACTCGGCCATGGCGTGCGCCTGGATGGCTTGGAGGGTTGCATGTTCCATGTGGTCGCCCATGAAAAAGGCCCGCACATGGCGGGCCTGGATGTGGTTGATGGTGGGCCGCGCGCTACGTGCGCAGCAGGCCGGCCGCTGGGAAGCCTCCGAAGTTCAGCGGCTCGTTCTCGCCGAATCGCAGCTTGCAGGACCGCACCTTGCCGCCGCATGTGTCCTGGCCGGGGTCGCTGGTCGGGTTGTCGTTGATGTCGGCGACCGGCGGCCCGTTGTAGCCGCAGTACGGGCCGCGATACCCGCCGCGGATGATCCACCCGCATGTGCCGGCGATGATCTGGCGGCCGGGCAACTGCTCGCCGTTGAGGTCCGCGGCGGTCGCCAGTTCGAACTCGACCACCTCGTCGTCCTCGGACACCTTGCGCTCGATGTACCAGATCTCGTCGGGGAAATGCTCGTCCGGATCCGCCGTAGGGTTGCCGCCGGCGAAGTTGACCGGGTCCAGGTACTGCACAAGCGTCTGCCTGACGATCAGGCGCGCGCCGACGAGGTCGTCGAAGAGCTGGCACATCGCGGTGATGGTGCCGTCGATGTTGCCGACGCGCAGCCGCGGATTCGGCGGCTGGTCGCTCGTGCGCTCGAAGCCCGTGGCCTCCACCGGCCATGGATAGTAGACCTCGCCCTGCCACACGATCGGCGTGGACTGCCGGTGGGCATGGAAGTAGAGCTGATCGGCGCCCAGGTCTGTCGCGTTCAGCTCGAACAGGCGCACGCGCGCGCCGGGCTCAAGCGTCTGGATGTCGGCCAGGATGCTCATGCTGGCCAGCCGAAGGCCTGTGGCTGCGGCAGCAGGTCGATGACCTGCTCAAGGGTCGTGACTCCTTCGGGGGCATTCGCCTGCAGTTCGTACAATTTGCGGTAGACGGCATCACGCCAAGCGACAGCTGCAGCCGCTTCAGCGCGGAACTGCGCGTCGGTGCTGTTGGCATAGCTGGCGCAGGAGACGATGTTGTCGTAGCCACGGGACTTGACGGTGCTGTCCAGCCACGCGGAGACGCCGACGAGAAACGACTCATGCTGCTCGCGCCGCTTGCTCTCGGGCGTGATCACGATGTCGAAGTCGATGTTGCTCACGGTTTCACCTCGCCGGAATCCAGATCAAGCGTGCGCGGCTCCCATGCCTCTTCGTCGGCCGCGTAGGGGAAGGCCAGCGCGATAGAGACGACGCCACCGTCCCTACGCACAGGACCCACAACGAAAGGCGACGACACAGCGCCGTGAGGCAGCTCGCACCCGTCGGGCAGTGGCCCGAAATCGAATACCTCGCCATTGATCGTCAGCACGTCGCCAGCGCAGGAGACAGAGAGCGCAGCATCTGATCGCTGTGCGATGATTGTGATACGCATCAGAACCAGCCCCCCACGGCGATATAGCCGGCGTAGATTCCATTGATAGCGGCGGTGTAGCCATTGCGGATCGAGGCCGCTGCAGACGTTGCGGTTACACCACCCTCGAAGTTGCCGGTGACGTAGTACGGGAAGCTGCAGTTGATGTGCAGCGCGACTTGCGGCGAGCCTGAGAACGCCGCGGGGAAGGTCAATGCCCCGCTGTTGTAGACCGCGCCCGTTGCGAGGTTGAAAGGGCCGATGCCTCGCACGCATACCTGCATGCCGTTGGCAAATCGCCAGTACGATCCGTTGCCATTGCTGCCACGCTCCATGACCGCGCCTGTCGCTGCACCACCGGACTGCGAGACGGTGCCCAACAGATCTGCGCGCGACGCGCTCTTCAGCAGCGCGAGAGCTGCGTAGTTCTCAGCGAAGTTGTCGTTGGCCTTGGTGAACGCCGTCAAGGCCGGATCGCCGATGTAGGTCCCGTGGTTGGTGGTCGTGTCGATTAATTGGCGCGCCATGGCTGCCTCTTATTAGGGTTGGAAGGTCTGTTCGAAGGTGGCGGTGAGCGTCCACATGCCGCCGCCGTCGTTGGAATCGCTGTAACCGTCGCACTGGTACAGGCCGGCGCCGTGCAGCGGATGCGTGAAGTTGAACGAGACGCCGGGATGCGCGTCGATGAAGGCGGCGATGGCCACGATCACCGGCTTGCGCGCGGTGAACGTCAGGTCGTGGCTGCGCAAGATCGGATTGATCCCGTCCGCCGACGACTGCGCGTAGCCGTCGCCGAACCTCGCGCGATTGACGCTGCTGGCGGCAGTGCCGCGACTGGACGTCGTCGGCGTCCAGGTGAACGTATCGGCCATCAGTTCGCCCTCGTCAGAATGCCGCCGGGGCGCATGGCCTTGACCAGTTCCGCCTGCGCGACCTTGCGCATCTGCTCACCGAGCGCACGCGCCGCGGCGTTCTCGTCGCTGCCGGTGGTCTTGGAGGTCGCGGTGCCGTCGCTCTGCACCACGTTGGTCTGCGTGAAGTACACGTTGCCTCCGCTGCTGGTGCTGCTGCTGGCCGCCGCCATCGGGATTACCGTGCCGTCGTTGCCCGGGATCAGGTAGCTCTTCCCACCCTGCTGCAGCAGTTCCGGCCGGCCTTGCTCGCCGACCTCGTAGTACTTGCCGCTGGACACCGGGCCGCCCGATGCGCGTCCACCACCGTAGATGGCGTTGTAGTCGCCCACGTAGCCATCCGTCGCCGCCGCCGACTGCCCGAATAGGCTGCCAAGCAGATTGCCGGCTAGGCCGGTGATCGCTTGTTTCGCCGCGATGCGCGCCAGGTCGGCGATGATCGAGTTGGCCAGGTCGGTGAACGACAGCTTGCCCGTCTGCGCGAACTTGACGAAGGCGTCCTCGGCGCCGCTCAGGCTGTTGGCCAGCAGGTTCGCGGACTGCTCCGACGCGTTGCCGGCGGCGTAGACGTAGTCCTCCCATGCGCGATTGAAGCCGGTTCGCCAGTCACTGGTGAGCGCCATGCGGCGCTGCTGGTAGGTGCGCTCGATGTCCAGCGACCGGTCGAGGCTCGCCTCCAGATTTGCCTTGTCCTGCTCGTACTGCGACCGGCGGACCTCCAGCGCTTCGCCGCTGAGCGATACGCTCTCCGTGTTGTAGGACTTGTCCAGCTTCTCCTGCTCTTGCAGGTACTGCCGCTGGATGTCGAGCTGCCGCTGCAGCACCTGCGTGACATCCGCGCCACGCCCCATCCCCATCAGGTCGATTTCGGCCTGCTCCTGCCGTTGCTTCTCCAGCTGCGTCAAGCGCTCGGTCAGGGCGATGCTCGCTTGCATGCCGCGCTGGCGCTGCACCTCGACCTGCGCCTGGGCATCACTCGCTTCCAACTGCGGAATCAGGGCCTGCAGCAGGCTGCGCGTCGCCGCGCTCATGGTGTTGGTCTTGTCCGCCAGCAGCTGCCGCGCCTGGATCACCATGCGGTCGCTGGCGGTCACCTTCTCTCCGCTCTCGGCCAGCTGGTTGTTCGCCTCAATCTGGCGCTGGACGCCTGCCACGAAGCTCTGCGCGGACGTGTCGTCGGTGTTCTTCTTGCCCACTCCCTCGCGCTGGTTGAACTGCTTGTCGATCTGCTTGTTGGCATTGGCGATGAGCCGATCCATCGACCCATCGAAGTGGCGGGCATCGTTGTCGGCGAGCTTGTTGTACTGCTCGATGATCTTCAGCCTCGCCGCCTCCTTGGCGGTGGCGCGATCGAGGCCGGCCACCTGTGCGTTGATGGCCTCCGATGCCGTGCGCTGCGCTGTCGCATTCTCTTCGGCGGCCGCCGCCAGGTCCCGCGCCATCTGCGGGCTGATCGCGCTCTCGTCGATCGGCTTGGGCAGCTGCGCGCTCCCGCCGCGCGCGAGGTTGGCGTAGGCGTTGATCGCGTCCGTGATCGACGGCAGGCCCAGGTTCTTGGTGATCGTGCTGCCGGCCACGCCCAGACCCAGCATGTCGCTGAGCCGCGGCAGCCGCTGCAGGATGCCCCACTTCCCGGCGAGGTCCGCCATGGCGTTCGTGAAGCCGCCCAGCGCGGACCAGGCGCCGCCGATGTCGTCCTTTAGGTCCCGCCAGCCACGCGACATAGCCGGCATGACGGCGTCGGTCTGGTCGGCCACATCGCGCAGGTGGGTGGCGTAAAGCTGGATCGCCTCGTTGGCTGCCTCCTGCGTATGCCCTTCCTCGCGAAGGGCAATGATTCGCTCCAGTTGGGACGCCGTGAGGAAACGCTCGGCGTCGTTGAGCTTCAACAGGCCGTCGAGCGGATCCTTGGCGATCGACTCGAAGGCGCTGACGGTCGCCGCTGCGGAACGGCCCGTGGACGCCTCCATGCGCGCGGCGGCGCCGGCCACCAGCTCGAACTGCTCGCCGGCGAAGCGGCCGGCGGCGGCAGTGGCGGTTAGCGCGGCGACGGCCCCGCCGCGCGACACGCCCTGCAGATTATCCAGGCTGTTGGTCAGCGCCTCGAAGCCTGCCGAGCCGATCACCGCACCCTGACCGCTGAGGATCAGCGCCTTCTGGAAGTCGAACAGCTCGTCGCGGTTCTGCGTGGCCGCCACCACCAGCGCCGCCATCGCTGCCGCAGCCAGGGTCAACGGATTGATCAGCCCGAGCACGTAGCCGCCAACGGCACGCGCCGCCGGCCCGATGCCACCGAACTGGTCCTTGAGCTGGCCGCCCTGCTGGATCGCCACCATCCACGGCGTCTGGCCGCTGATCAGGCTGGTGGTGATGTCGGTCATCTGCGCCGGGATCATGCGCATCGCCGCCGCGGTCTGGCGGGCCGACATCTGGTACTGCTCGTGCGTGTTCTTGGACTTCAGCAGCGCCTGGCGGCTCGTCTCGATCTGGGCCTGGTACTGCTGCATGACCTGCGGCTTGATCAGCCCCAGGTCGCCGGCCTTCTCCAATCGGGCTTCCATATCGGCCAAGCGGTTGAGCGCCGCCACCGTCGGGTCGATCTGGCCCAGCAACTGCTTGAGGTTGACATCTTGCACCTGCGAGGCACGCGCCGCGGCGGTGACCTCCTTCTGCACCCTGGCCTCGGCCTCTTCCAGAGCCCGCGCGCGCGCCACCATGCGCTCCTGCTCGCTGCCGGCGCGGGACATCGCCTGCGCCTGCAAGTCGATGCCTGTCGTTGCGTCACGCGCCGCCTCTGCGAGCGCACGCTCCGACAGGTTGGCAGTGCGGCCGACCTCGGCAAAGGCCATGCCCTGCTGCGCGACGCTACGGTAGCGGGCCTCCTGCTGCGCCAGCTCAGCTTGCAGCCGATCCGAAGCGGTTGCCGCGGCCGTGCTGCTGGCGGCAGCTTCCTTTCCGGCGGCGCCGTAGGCCTGCATGCCGGCCGCGGCGCCGGAGAGCCTGCCTTCCATATTCCCCAGGGCGGTCAGGATCTCGCTCTGCGTCCGGTTCAGCGTCTGCAGCTCGGTGATGACGCCGCCGGTGCCGGCGGTGATGCGGTCCAGCGCCCCGCCGAGCCGGTCGCCGAGCGCGCGCGAGGACTGCTCGACCGCCCGTGACATCGACTGGTATTCCTTCTCCAGCCGCTCCGCGGCGCCGCCGGCCTTGTCCGCCGCGGCCGCGTTCTGGTCCAGGGCTTTCGTGCCCTCGACAAGCCCGCTCGAATCGACCTTGTAGCCAAGCTCGGCGATATCCACCCGCTATCTCCCACCGTTCTGTGATTCGAGCGCACGCGCCCGCGCCGCCGCCTGGTCCTCGCGCACAGCGCGCAGGTAGGCGTCGTCCATTGCCATCAGCATGTCGATCTCGGCCGGCAGCAGGTCCTGCTGGCTGAGCCGCTGCCATTCGCCGATCTCGGCGTAGTTCAGTGCTTCGGGGCCGCTGCGGCGCCGGCCAGACAGCAGCCAGAACCAGGCCCAGACGTGGGCGGCTTCCTCGGGCACCTCCACCACCGGCGACTTCTCGCCGAAGCGCGCGTTGCGCTGGCGCCGCGTCTCGCCCTGCTCGTCCGCCATGTCGTAGCGGACGGTCAGGTACATCGCTTCAGCGAGGCGCGCCGTCAGCTCGGAAAAAAATCAGCGCTGTTCCCCAGCTCCGCGTCGATCTGGTCCTGGACCCAGGGCAGCAGCTTGAGCACCTTGCGCAGGTTGACCTCGTTGAACGCCGGCTTCTCACCCTGGAAGTTCAGTTCGCCCTGCCAGTCCCAGCCGCTGACCGAGGCCACCAGCATGTCCATGCGGTTCTGTTCGATCTTCTCTGCGGTCAGCTTGCCCTTGCCGGCCAGACGCTCGTTGAGCGACTTGCGCGCTGCGGCCTTCACCTGCGGATGCGTGTTCGGGAGCAACGTGATGCGCAGGCCGATCACATCATCGGTGACGGGGTGCTTGATGTCGATGTCGCGCTCGGCGGCGACGATGGTGCTCAGGTCGGTCATGTCGTGATCCTTGGTGCGATCCGAAAAGGAACCGGCGTGGAAGCTGTCGGATCAGGCAGCCTTTCAGGCGCGCGCCCTACCCCGCCGGTGTTCGGTTACTGCTTGGCCGGCGCCTCGACGCGGATCGGCACCTGGTTCAGCCCCAGCTTGTAGGTGTTGAGCACGAAGTCCTCGTTGCGGCCGCCGTTGAACTTCGGGCCGGCGACCAGGCCGCGCAGGTATTCCATTGTCCCGTCCGGGCGTTCGATCTTGAACGCGTAGTTGTCCGGCACGCCCGGCGCCCCTGCAGTGCGCATCGCGATCTGGCCAGGGTCGGCCAGCAGTTCCGCCACCTCGATCTCCGGGTCGCCGGCATTGGTGATGCCCTTGCCCTTGCTGGTGACCTCGGTGTCCCAGCTGTCCCAGCTGACGATGTTGGTGTCGGTTCCGCGCTCGCCGACGTTGCCGACCTTGTTCACCAGCACCCAGGTCAGCGCGGCGAACTGGGTCGCGGTCAGGTCATCGTTCTTCGGGGTGACGCAGATGTAGAGCTTGGAACCGCTGTTGGTTTGTGCCTCGGCCATGGCCGTATCTCCTCGCGAGTGGCATGAAAAAACCCGCCACGGGGCGGGGTCTTGGGGAACGAAAAAGGCCCGCTGTTGGGCGGGCCTTGTGTGGGTGGTAGTGGCCGGTGCTGCTGTTCCGGCTTGCTGATCTATTACCGCGTCAGGAACGCGATCAGGGGACCGGCACCCTACGGCAAGGACAACTGCGCCCTCCCTGCCTACCGCGCGGGCAGCGCCCGCGCATTCACCACCGTTGAACTACTTCGCCGGCGGCGTCAGCTTCGCCGACACCAGCTTCAGCGCTTGCGCCTGGGTGAACCCCGCTGCGATGTATTCCTCGTACTCGTTGCGCAGGATGATCGCCATCTCGCGGTTGTAGGCGAAGAAGAGGTTGCGCTCCTTCTGCATCCGGCGGATGGCCTCGCCCAGCTCCGATAGCTCGCCCTCGGTGGGCGGCCGGTCGGACTGGACGACGTGCAGCATGGGCTGTTTCCTTCGCATGGGCCGGATTCTAACCCGACACGAAGCCCCTCCATGCAATCGTCACCGGGTGCATGATCCGCTCCGGGTCCGGGATGATGCTGGACGTCCAAGGCGGCCGGTAGACCCGCACGCCAGCGAACGTGGTCCCCTTCCGGAACGCCGCGCGGATCTGGTCCGTCATCTGGGTGCCGACGATGATGCCCAGGCCTGGCCGGTAGCACGCCGCCAGCTGCCCGAAGCCCTGCTGCAGGCCGCCGTCCTCGTCATCCGTGGCGTAGTTCTGGGTCTGGTTGGGGAACCACTGCAGCTCAAGCCAGCGCGCATCGGCGCCGGTCGGCGGCGTGAAGCCGCGCCCAGGATACGAGCACGGCAGGCCGATGCTGGCGGCGAAGGTGCCGACCATCGTCGCGAAGGCATCGTAGATCGCGGTATCGCTCATGGAATCCTGGCCTTCACGGCGGCAGACACCTCGTTGACGATGAAATCCCAGCGCTGCGTCGCGGCGCGCAGGAAGCCCTTGCCGGCCTGCGCGTAGACCCGGCCCAGCTTGTCCTCGCCGTAGTAGCCGTGCTCCATGCGCAGCGCGTAGGCGGCGGTCCATCCAGCCCACACGGCCTGTCCGATCTGCATCTGGGCGAACACCAGCGCCGGCTCGGTGCCGCCGGAGCCCGGGACGCCAGACGTGGACGCCACGGCCGAGTTCCGCAGGAAGCCGGTATCGACCGGCATGCGGCCGCCCTGCCCCTCCGGCGTGTTCGCCTCGTCCATCACCTTCTGCGCCGACTCGCGGAAGATCAGCTCCTGCCGCTGCTTGGCCTTCTCCGCGAAGCCGCGCACCTGGTCACCGAACTTGCTTGCCACGCTGCGCCTCCGCGATCGTGTCCACCCGGTACTTCTTCATGCAGCGGCAGCCGACGATGTCGTCCGCGCCGGCGCCCAGACTGGTGTCGCCCGGGTAGTTCAGCCACGCGCCGCTGGTGGGCGACTGGAACGGCTGCCCGAAGGCACGCTCCTGCCCGTTCATCGCCGCGTGGCTGTGCCGCGTCCTGTCGTCGCCGCTGGCCGACCACGTGCCGACCACGTTCTCCGGCGCCAGCGCGCCGCTCTCGATCTGCTGCCGGAACGCTTCCTCGCGGCCGGCGTTCATCGAGGTGATCGACTCGGTGCGCGCGATCATCTCGCCGCGCAGCGCCAGCAGGCGATCGGCGTAGCGCCCGGCGATCTTGTCGATGTCGGCCTGCGACACCGGCTTGCCGGCGGCGATGGCGCGCTTGACGATGCCATCCAGCCGCTTGTCCCGGCGGGCGCGGCTGAAGTAGTGCGCCATCTGCTTCGGGTCGCCGCTGGCCAGCTCGACGCGGACGTTGGTGACGAACTGCCCCTGCTGCGCGGTGAGCCCCACCACGCCGCCGGATCGCCGCCCGGTCTCGCCGACGCGCCCCACGATGTCCAGCGCGCTCTGCCGCGGGTTGCGGCCGGCGACCATGCCCTGCTGCAGCACGTCCCGGATCAGCGCCAGCTGGTCGTTGACGATGCCGGTGACCAGGCGGGACGAGTTGTCGCGCAGCCAGGCCTCGGCCGCCGGGTTGCGCAGGTCGAAGCTCGGCCGCAGCACCGGCGATACGCGCCGCGGCTGATAGCCGCCGGTGATGACCGGGTCCAGCTTCAGCGCGATGCGCGGCACCTCCGAGATGCCCAACTGTGCGCCGGCGACGAACGCCTCGCGCACCGCCTCAGCCAAGCCGGAGAAGCGCGGCGAGTCCAGGCCCAGCACGCTGAGCACGTCATCGACGCGGCCGGCGCGCAGCAAGTCGGCGATGACCTGCACTGCGGCCTGGTTGCGCGTGTCGACGATCGCCTGCACGAAGGCTTTGCGAATGGCCGGCTCGAGCGATTCCGCGAGCTGCTGCAGCTGCCGGTTGGTGATGGCCGCCATCAGCGCCTCGCGTGGAATTCGTACAGCAGTACCTGGCCGCCCGGCGACAGCGGCTGCAGGTCGATGAAGTTGTACAGGTCGGCGCCCAGCAGGAGCCGGTCAGCCATGGTTGGCAGGATCGCCACGTCGGTGGAGATCAGCCCCAGCTTGTCGCCCTTCAGCACCAGCGTGGCGTCGCGGTTGGTCAGGCTGTAGTCGAGTTCCACCACCCTGCAGTCGTGCCGCGTCGGCGGCCCCGGCTGCGGGTTGTGCGGCGGCCCAGTCGGCGCGCCGTCGCGCTCGAGCTGCGTGGCGTAGCCGAACTCCTCGATCAGTTCGACCGCCACTGCCTGCATTTCATCGTAGAACTCGCTCATACGACCCGCACCGCAGGCATGAGGGCCGGCGTGCGCAGCAGCGGCCCAAGGATCTCGTCGATCACCGTGACCACAGGCCTGTTCGGGACGTTGCCTTCGACCGTCTTGTCGCTGTACTCGACCTCGATGGGGCCGACCTTCTTGCGCACCGCCAGGGCACTGGAAACGAAGTCGGGAGAGAGGCTTCCCGGCTTCACCAGCTCGCGCAGCGCCGCCTCGTACGTCGCGCACTCCACCTCGACCGGGATCTCGTCCGGCTGGATTGGATCGCCGTCGTAGTCCACAGCACCGGTGCGGGGCCATTCGTTCGGTTGGCCCCGCCCGGCCGTGCGCACGCCGGGGAACATCGACGCCCAGCGGCCGGACGGCAGCAGCACGCGGTAGCGGCCGTCCACGTAGTCCGTGCCGCGCACCAGCGCCGCCGTGCGCGCGGCCTCTGTGCCGTTGGCCCAGGCAGCATTGCCCCGGGCCAGGTGGTAGGCGTCAGCGTCCGCCAGCGTGCCGTACATGGCTCAGCCCTCGCCCTTCGGCTTCTGCTCTTCCGCCAGCGCGGACTGCAGCTTCTCCAGGCCCCAGCGCTTATCGTACTTCACGCCAGCGGCATCCAGCTTGGCGACAAGATCCTCCTTGCCTTGCTCGTCATTTTCGCCATCCTCTTCCGTGCCTTCCTTGCTCAACACGCCAGCGGCGAGCCAGGCCTGCACCACGGAGTTCGTCTTGAGCTGCGCCCAGTTGGGAATGATGGCCGACTCACCGGGCGCCAGCACCGTGCCGTCCGGCAGGCCCAGCGAGGTGTTGTGGTTGTTGCTGATCTGCATAGCAATGCTCCGATGTGGCCCCGACGACGCGCGCCGGGGCCGTGGTGGATCAGATGCCGTCGACGTAGACGACCTGCTTCGGGAGGCGCACGTCCAGGCCGCCCAGGCGCATCACGCCCGGCACGTCCCAGCGCAGCGGGCCGGACTGGTACACCGGCAGGAAGCGGTGCGGCATCGGCATGTGCAACTTCAGCACGTTGGGGTCGTAGCGGTAGGCGATGAGCCGCGCGACACCGCCAGCGCCGGCGGTGTCCAGGCCGCGCAGGCCGCGGACGGTCAGCGACTGCCCGGTGGTAGCGGTGTAGACGTTGTTCGCCAGGAAGTACTGCAGGATGGTCATGTCGCTGTAGTCGCTCATCTTCTTGGTGGAGATGAGCATGAACTTCGACCAAGGCAGGAGCAGGCGATCGGCGATCGCGGTGGTGTTGGTGCCGTTGAAGACGTTCATCAGCGCCGCGTTCATGTCGGCGACGATCTGGTCCGGGGTGGCGGTGCCGGCGACCAGCAGCGTGCCCCATGCGCCGGTCGGCGCCGCCACCGGGGTCACGTTGGTGGCGTTGAACAGGCCGGTGAAGCCCTTCGCGGTGTCGCCCAAGAGCGCCACGCGATCGACCATTTCCTCGGAGGCGCGGCGCGCGGCCGCGGCATCCTCGGTTGGCAGGTTGATGCCCAGCAGCTGCGCGCGGCCGATCTCCTCCCAACCGTAGCCGTAGCCGATGCCCGCAGTGTGCACGCCGGTCTGGAACTGCGAGCGGTTGGTGCCAGCCTTCGGGATGTCGTCGGCGTTGCCGTTGATCCAGTCGGCCTTGCCGTACTGGTCCTGCGAGTAGTAGGTCACCGAGGTGGCGAACTCGCTGCCGCTGGTATCGGTCGGGATCAGGTCGCGGTACTGGATGTCCGGGTAGACGGTGCGGTAGACGCCAGGCTCGATGATCGAGGTCTGCGCCACCACGAAGCCCAGGGCTACCTGGGCGTCGAACAGGGGACGTGCATTCATGTGGGTGGCTCCTTAGCCGAGGCGGACGACGGCCAACTGGCCCGCCGCGGTGGTGCTGGTGTCCCAGCGGGCGCCGGTGATGGCGGTGTTGTTGGTGGCCACGTTGGTGAAGACGCCCGCCGAGGTCAGGTAGATGGGATCGCCGGCGGCGACAGCGACGGACGCGGTGACCCACACGTCGCCCTTGGTGATGACGCGCACAGAGGCCCGCTGCGGGAAGGCGTCGGCGTTGCCTGTGATGCCGGTGGCCGAGCGATCCAGCAGCGTGATGCCGACGAACTTGGCGTTGCTGGTGGCGGTGATGCCCTTGTCGGTTGCGCCCTGGAAGACGGCCTTGCCGAAGGTGATGCCCGCGGCGTCTTCGACGTTGCGCGAGATGACGGTCGCCGGGATCATCGTCGCCTGCATGCCGAGGGTGGCGGGTGCCTGGGTATCCGGGTAGGTGGTCTGCAGTGCCATGGCTTAGGCCTCCTTCTGGTTGCGGGTGCGGTAGTCCAGGCCGGCCACCGAAGCCGCGTAGCCGTTGTCCTGGACGGTGGTGCGCTGGCTGACGCCGTCGCGCAGCGCACGCGCCACCGGATCGGTGCCCTTGACGCTGTCGGCGAGGATGTCGAAGCGCGCCTCGATGTAGGCGTCGGCCTTGCCGGCGACCGCGGCGTCGCCGAGCTTGCCGACCACCGCGGCCTTGCGGACCTCGGCGTCGCTCTTGCAGCGGTAGTCGGCGTCGTGGATCGCCTTGGCGGTGGCGACCAGGTCGCCGCGCGCCTGCACGCGCTCGTCCAGGGCGGCATCGGTCAGCACCTTGGTCTTCAGGTCGTCGATGGTCGCGTCGCGCTTGGCGATTTCGGCATCCTTCAGGGCCAGCGCCGCGGTGTGGTCGCTGGTCTGCCGCGCGGACGCGGTGGCGGCGTCGCTGAGCTGCTGCTGGAGCTTCGTGATCGCCTGGGCGCCCGCGTCGGTGGTCTCGACGGACAACCCATCGACCATGACGGTCCGGGTGTTGGTGTTGCTCATGGTGGATTTCTCCGGTTGAGGGTTGGTGGCGCCGCGATCCTGGTCACCGGGGGTGCGGCCATCCCCGATGCGAAGCTGCTGCCCGCCCCGGGCGCGATCGACCAGGGCGAGGTGGTTCATGCGGAGGTTGGTCTGCACTGCGTCGTAGGGCTGGCCGTCCGGAGCGACGCCGTCGCGGAACACGATCTCGGCGCTGTAGCCCATCGACAGCTCGCGCTTGCCCGACTGGTAGGCGGTGATCGCCGCGGCGTCCATCAGCACCAGCGGCACGCGCACGAACTCGCCGTCGCGCACCACCTCGGCGCCGGTCTGGCCAGCGGAGACGGCCTTCCAGGTGCTGGCGTCCACCATCTTGTCCGGATGCTCGACGGTGATCGGCCGGAAGGCGTAGCTGTGCATCGCATCCGTGGCGAAGACTTCCTCCGCGGGGCGGTACAGCCGCACCACCGGCATGTCGGGCCGGCCCAGCTCGCTGCCCAGGTATTCCTGCACGCCGGTGCGCGCGACCTTGGCGTCGGCCACGAGGTAGCCGTCCGCGGTGCGGCGGGGCGCCGACACCGAGACTCGATCAGTCAGAAACATGAGTTACTCCTCGTTGGCGTTCGGCTGGTCGGCCTGGCCTGCTGCTGCCACGGCGAGGGCCGCGCGCTCTTCCGCGTCCTGCTCTTCCTGCCAGTTCGGGTTTTCCCGGGTGAACTCTTCCATCTCCGACTCCAGGCCGGGCGCCACGCCGGCCTCGGTGAGCATGTTCACCGCGACCTTGGACAGCACGTCTTCGGGGATCAGCTTCGTGTCGGCGATGGTCTTGATCGTGTCGGCCGTGGTCTTGCCGATCGTCGCGCGCTCGGTGTCGCTGGTCTGCCACAGGCTGCGCCAGTTGTAGAAGACCTCCGGCGGTCGCGCGCCGAGCGCGGAGCGGACCAGGCACTCGTCCAACACCTGCAGCGCCGGCTGCAGCACCAGCTCCTGGCCCGAGCTGATCCGGTCGTAGTAGTTGCGGATGTCGCCCTCGCCCGTGGAATTCAGCCCGGCTGGCGACTGCCCCAGCAGGCGCGTGATCGGGATGTCCGCCGCGCCCGACACCAGCTGCATGAAGGTCAGCAGCACGTCGGGCAGACCGGAGAAATTGGCCGATTTCTGCTGATAGTCCTCCTCCGCGTCCATGAGCAGCGCGCCGTTGATGCCCTTAGCCATGGCAGCCAGCTGCAATCGCTCCAGCACCTGCGCCTCGCCCTCCTTGTCCGACAGCAGGGACATCAAACCGGGGATCTTGATGACATCGATCTTCGCCTCGAACACCAGCGAGGCGATGTTCGCGCTGGTGCTGTCCGCGCGCTTCACCTCGTCCATGATCGCCATCAGGACCGAGTCGCCCCAGCCGTCGCCGGCCTCCATGTCCGGGTCGGGCCGATGCGCGCCGTGCAGCACCACCAGCCGCGACGGGTGGATCTGCACCTGGCCGCCGGTGGCGCTGGACAGCGTGTAGTGCGCCGGCCGGCCGTAGTTCGGCGACTCCGGGTCGCGGTCCAGCTCGCCCGCCTGCAGCACACGCTTGGTCAGCACGTTGAGGTGGCGGATGCCGCCCTTCGTGATGCGCGCCGGGTCCAGCGGTGCCGCCGCCGCGGTGTCGCCGGTGCCGATGTACAGCGCCGCGCCGCCGAACAGCCTGGCCTTGATGTGCGCCTCCAGCAGCTTCACCTGCATGCCGAGCCGCTTCTCCTCCTCCTCGATCGCGCTGATCTGGTCCTGCTCGGCGTTCCATGCTCGCCACTTCCGGCAGCTGTCCAGCGCCGGGATGTCGATGATCTTCCGCGCCAGCCAAGTGCCGCGGTAGGCGTTGCTGACGTCCTGCTCGGTGAGCATCGGCAAGCCGTAGTGCGAGGCCGACGCCTTGTCCCGCGGCGTGCCCAGGTTCGCGACCAGGTTGACCAGCCCGTCGGTGAGTCGTGCGAGCTTGCCCATCAGAGTGCGTTCCCGAGGTTGTAGGTGCTGCCGGTGACCAGCTCAGCGAAGGCGCCGGACAGCGCGTCCACTTGATCGTCGTGCTTTGCGTTGGGAAACTCGGCGATCTCGTCCAAGAACGCCGCCACCCACGGGCCTGCCACCAGCTTGATGTTCCCGGCCTCGGCCTGAGCCTCCACCGGCGTTGCCCGGACCTCCTTCGATCCGGATTCCAGCGCCGACTTGATGTCCCAGCCGGCCAGCAGCTTCACCTGGTGCGCGGCGTTGCTCTTGCCGGCGGCGCCAGGGTCCTGCGGGATCCGGACCTTGATCGTCTTGCCGTCCTGCATGGCGGTGTTCTTCAGCATCCGCTCGACGCCAGCGGGCGACACTTGGTCGCGCACCACGTCCAGCACGTAGTAGATGCCGCCGGTCTCGCCCAGCAGCAGGCCGACTGTGTAGTCGGGGTCGCCCTTCTTCTTCTGCTCCTTCGGGTCCGTAGCAGCGAAGTCCCAGCGGCGAACCTTGCGCGCCGCCAGGATGACCGGCGCGGCCTCCACCACCTCGAACCAGCCCCTCTTGAACTTACCGCCATCGCGCGGCGTTGGCCGCTGCTGCTGCTGGCCAGCGACCGCGTAGCTCCCCAGGATCTTCTTGTCACGCTCTACGACGGCGCGCGGGAAGCGCTCGGGGAAGAGCAGCTCGCCGTCCTCGGTCCGGGGATCACTGAAGCCGATGGACGTTCGGCACCGGCGCTCCGGCTCGAACTCCATGGGTAGCATCAGGTGCTCGTAGCCGAGGCCCAGATCCAGAATCTGCCCCGAGACGTCCTTCTCGTGCAGGCGCTGCATGATCACCACGATCGCCGACGTGGCCGGATTGTTCAGCCGCGTCGGCACCGACTCGCGGAAGATGCGGGTTGTGGTCGCGCGCTCAGCCGGGCTTTCTGCGGTCTCGGTGGAGTGCGGGTCGTCGATGATGACCCGGTCACCGCGACCGCCGGTCAGGCTGGCGAAAGCCATGCCCTCGCGGTTGCCCATCTTCGAATTGGCGAACGACATCTCGCCCGAGCGGTTCAGCTCAATCTCCGGCCAGAGACTGCGGAACCATTCCGACTGCACCAGGTCGCGCATGCGCCGGCTATCGCGCTTAACGAACTTCTCCGCGTAAGAGGTCGTCAGGTAGCGCATCGACGGCAGCCCGCGCGGCCCCCACTCCCAGGCCGGCCAGAAGACGCTGGCGACCAGCGACTTCATCGTGCCCGGCGGGATGTTGATCAGCAGCCGGGTGATCTGCCCGTCGGTGATCGCCTCCAGGTGCTGGCACAGCACGTCGATGTGCCAGCCGTGCACGTAGGGCTGCGACGGCTCCAGGACGTGCCAGCCCTCGCGAATGAAGCCGGCAAGGCTCCTGCAGCGCTCCCTGATGCCCTCAGCGCCGCGCCGCACCCGTTCCCTCTCGCGCTCAGCCGCCCTCCTCGTCCTCTCCGCCCGGATCTCCGCCAGTGTCGGCAAGCGGGCCGAGGATCGCTTCAAGGCGGTCGAGTTCATCGTCGGACAGCTTGCTCAGGTCGTAGGTGCCGATGGCACCGGAATGGCGGTGGCGCTCGACGATGTGCCCGCCGATCTTGGCCTTGCCCATGGTGGCGGCGACGGCGGCGCTGGATTGCTTCTCCTTCAGCGCCAGCTTGCGGGCCTGCTCCAGCTCCGCCATCAGCGAATCGGCCGTCACCTCGGCTTTCTTGGCGACCCGGCGCTGCCCCTTGTTGACCGCCGCGGCGACGTCAGCATTGGTCAACAGGCGCGAGCCCTGCTGCTTGGCCGTGCCCTTGCTGTAACCGGCGCGGATGGCGGCCTGGGTGGCGTTCTGGTCCTTGAGGTATTCGGAGACGAACCGCTGCTGCTTGGGTGAAAGCGGCTGGTCGCGGGAAGCGGCTGCCCTGCTCATGGCTGCTGTGCGCTGATCGTGGGCGCTGCGGAAATCCCGCAAGTAGATCGGAGCGGCAGGCCCGAAGAGGATGGCTGCACGGCCCCGCTGCGACCGTTGACGGCTCCCAGAGCTGGGCCACGCTGCAATCCCACCACTCCGGAATCAGATACCACCATGCACGACCCCATCGAATACCTCAGCCTTGCCATCAAAATCATCCATCTGCTCATTTGGGCTGCTGACCGCTGGCCCCCGCAGCCGACGCCGCCGCGGACCCCGCCCGATCCGCCACGATCACGGCTTGCGCTGCTTCGAGCTGGTCGTCGGCGTCGCGGGCGAGACGAACAAGATCTCCCGCAACCTCTGCTCGTAGCTGGGCGGGCGCATCACGTTCGGCGGCGCCGGCGGCAGCGTCGGACAGACGCTGGGTTTCGCAGGTGGCGAGGTCGTCGCGCAGCTGGAGACTGCCGTCACGCACGCCAGCAACAACAGCAGCAGGGACGGCCTGGGCCGCGGTGCGGTCTTCTTCATGCTTCGCTCCGATGTCGGCCAGCACCTGGCCCTGGGTGTGCTCGATCTCGCGCGCGCCGGCCTGGGCCTTGGCCTCGCCCTGGGCTGCTGCGGTGTCCACGTGCGCGGTGGCCGCCTCCGCGCGGTCGCCTCGCCAGGCCCAGCCGGCGCCGAACATGGCCGCCGACCACAGCAGCGCGGCGGCGATGGCGATCAGGATCCGGTTCATGGCAGCAGCTTGGTCAGGACTGGGGATACGGCCAACAAGCCCACAGCTACGGCGAGCACTATGGCCTGCAGCAGCCCTCCTCCTTCCGAGATGAGCCGCGAAGGCGGCATGGCAGGCTTCTCGATGCGCATCCTCAGCTCCTAACGTTGATGTAGAAGACCCACAGCCACGCCAGCGCGGCCAGCAGGCCCACGCACAGCGCAGCAACCAGCCAGCCCGGCGGATCGCCCGCCGGCGGCAGGCCGCGGTCCCAGTGGTCACTCATTCGGTTTCGGCCCGCTCCAGGCCCAGCACCAGCTTCACGACCGCGCGCCGGTCATTGGCGTTGGCCCCGTAGAGCGTGTCCCAGTTGCAGACCAACAGCTCCGCGACCGCGGCCTCCCAGTCGCCCCTTCGGATCACCGCCCACAGCTCGCCCCAGTCGCGCATGCGCTCCGGCCCCAGGATGTCGGCGAGCGCGTAGATGTAGGGCAGCTTCGGCTGCGCTTCCGGGTGCACTGCCAGCAGCTCGAACACCCGGCCGCGCAGCACGCCCTGCGACCATTCCACGTCGTCCAGCAGTGCAGCTGCGGCGACCTTGCGACTCTGCGGCCGCACTTCGATCGGCCTGCCATACCCGTGGCGCAGCACGCGGTTGCCATCGCGCCCGGGCAGCGGCCGCATCGCCCAGCACTCTTTGAGCAGCTCGACCGCCTTTTCGCATGCGACCTTCTCGGATGTGGCAAGAGCGGCGTCGTCCAGATCCGGCATCATTCCGTCCCCGTCCCGGCGGCCGGCGGCTCGTTGGGCTGCAACGATTCCGGCCTGGCGCAGGGCCAGATGCGGTAGATCCACCCTGCCGCCGTCGTCCACATTCCCATCGCGGCGAAACCGCAGATGAGCGCGTACCAGAATCCGCGCGGCGTCGGCACGCGCGCCCAGCAGATGGCGATCGCCAGCAAGCAGCTCCAGAACCGGATCCGCGCCTTGGTCTTGTCCGCGGACCAGACCGCGCGCATGCCGATCTGTTGTGGAAGGTGCGGCAGAACCAGGCCGACGCCCACGCTGACCACGAGGCTCTGCCACATGGCCTCGGCCAACGGCGTGGACATGTAGGCACCGACGTCGATCAGGAACAACTTCACCGCCGGCCAGTTGTCGGCCATCGCGACCACGCCGGCGATGATCGGCACCGCGGCTGCGGCCTGCGCCATGGTGATGCGGGGCGCGCTCATGCGAGGCCGAACAGCTTCTTGGCCTGCGCCAAGCGGCGCTTGCGGTCGTCCAGACCATTCGTGCCGCCATTGATGCGCTTGGTCACGGCCACCACGTCGTCGCGGTCGGCCGGCTGGTTCAGGCCCTTGCGGGTCCAGAACCAGCCGGCCACCAGGGCGGCATACGGCAGCGTCGCCACCAACTCCGGCGCGGCTACGAAGTCCCGGCCCATGGCGTTGCTGAAAGCCGCGTAGTTCTCACGCCCGGTCAGCTGGATCAGGCCGCGGCCCTTGAACCGCACGCCGTCGCCGGGCTTGGTGTTGCCCAGGTCGGCGCGGCCCTCGTAGGCCTTGCCGCTGGCGTACTCGACGGCGGTCGCGAAGCCGTCCGACTCGTGCGCCACCTGCGCCAGGAAGTGCGCCTTCTGCAGCGCGGTCACGATGCCGAAGCGGATGCAGATGTCTTCCAGCGGCTTGGCGTACTGGCCGGCGCCCATGGCGGCGGCTACGGTCTCGGTGCTCACCATGGATTCTCCGGAGAAACGGCAATAGGTGCCCGCCACCGCAGCCAGCTAGGCTCGATGGTTGATCTGGAACGGGGTGGGCGGGCGAAAACGCAGAAGCCCCGGCTTTCGGCCAGGGCTTCAGGTGGATTTATTGACAGTTGCAGAATCAGATCATTTCGCGCCGTCATTGTCAACTGGGCCGGACTGCTCCTTCAAGAAATCCGATAGCAAGCCTTTTGCTCTATTCTTGCCAAGGTCCTCCCTAACTTGGGCCTTTCGCAACTCCTCCAAGAAGCTCCCATTCCCAAACCCAAGTGCTTCCACGGCCGAGGGAGTATGAAACTTCTTATTGAGCCGAGCTACCCGTGATTCTGAATCTTGGACCTTTTTCTCCAGTGCATCGATGACTTTCTTTAGCCGTTCCGTGTCCGCTTTATTGATTCTGTCTGAGTCCAAAAGCTCTTGAGCTATCGCCAACTCCTTCCGCGTGGCGTCGTGCTCTTCTTCCGCAGCAGTTATTCTGCCGATGAGCGACGACAGATCAGCTCCGGGCACCACGTCCGCCCAGGTTTCCATAGCGCTCGCAGCTTCCTCTTGTATTCGCCGACAAAACTCGATGGCCTCCTCATAGTTCCGGATGGTGACGTCAGGGTTGCCTTCAATGTGGGGCCTGTTGCCTATGAAATTCTGCAGGCGTCGCTGAAAGGCGCCCGTCTGCACAAGCATCAGTCGCAGGCCGCGCACAGCCACCTTGCCGCGCGCCTCAAGGATGTTCGTGCTAGATGCTGACTCAAGCAGATTCGTGACGCGTGCGCCGAGGACACCGGATGCAACTGCCAGGAGTATCTGCACGAGCGCTGTAACGCTGGGCTCGAGCTTTTGCTGGCCGATGGCAAAGAGCGCAATTGATGCTAAAAGCAGAAGCAGAGTCCACGGCTCGGTAACCAGATACCAAAACTTTCTCCAAGGTCCGCCCCGCTCCAGTATTGGAGCAGGTGCCTGATGATTTTGATCCACGACTTTAGACATACCGCCCCCAACGTCACGCCGCAGCGCGGCCCCTGAACCAGTCTAACGCCTTGCTGAGCTCGTAGCGGTACTGACGAAGCGTCAGGGCGCCACCGTATTGCTCGGCGACCATCCTCGCCTTCACTGCCTGGCTAGCCGAGACGGTGAACTCGGTCCGCACGATCAGCTCGCGCAGCGGCGTGGCTCGCGATAAGCCTGCCAACGCCCGATCCACCCAGCGCAGCTCGTCCGGAATTCCCATGTCCACCGCGATCTCTGGGTTGTCGTGCGGCCGATCGGCATCATTCGAGGAACGGATAGCATCCACCGCCCACGTGGGGAGCATGGTCAGGCCCACGTCGCCGCTGCGCGCAGCCATGAAGCGGCGGCGCTGAGCCCCGTCCCGGGCGACCAAGTCCCGCGTCGCGTTCTCCACGGTGCCGGGTGCCATGTCGCGCGCCTGCTGCAGCGCGTGCACGCACCGGTCGCCGCGGCTGAAGGCGTAGCGGTTCGCCTGGGCGTAGCCCCAGCGCTTCAGCTCTTCGATCAAGGGGTCGGCTCTATGCTGCATCGCGGTACTTCTCCAGGGTGTTCGGGTCGAGTTGAAATTGCGGCTGCTGGCCATCCCACTTGCAGAAGCCCTTTTGCCGGTCTTCCTTGCCGCGGCAGTGCAGGACGCCCATCGTCGTGGCGCGGTGGACGCAGATGCAGCAGTTGCCGTGCCGGCGGCGGTCGGCGTCCATGCGCTTGCGCAGCACGCGCGCGTGGTGGTGCTCGGTGTAGCGCTCGGGCCGGGTGAGGTCGTCGGGGTTGCTCACGCGGCCCGTGCCTGCTGGGTCTCCGGCGTGATGCCGGCAACGGTCGCCGCCACCGCCAGCGCCGCCCACGCATGCGAGCGGATGCCGTAGGTCGGGCCTGGCGCCTTCTTCGTGCCCTGCGGGCCGATCAGGTCCAGCAGCGCTTGGCGGATATTCGGGTCCTTGGCTTTGGCGCTGCCGCACAGGTGCAGCTTCACGTCGCGGCGGTAGACCAGTCGGACCGCGCTCGGCTGTAGCCAGGCCTGCTGGAACCGGCCGATCCAAACGCACGTCTCGAACACTTCCCGCCCCACGGCCATGCCGTAGCTGGCGATCATCTCGACGGCCAAGGTTTCGACCTCGCCCAGATGAGCGCTGCCCTTGATCAGCAGCAGCATTTCTTCATTGCCATAGACGCCAGACTGGATGACACGCCCATGGTCTAAAACGCACCAGCCGCTTTCTGTGGTGCCGGGGTCGATAGCGAGGATCCTGCTCATGCTGCGTTTCTCCAAGTCGGGATGGTCCGCGGCGCCGGCGCGGCCTGGATGCCGGGCAGCCGATCGACGGCGCCGCCGCGCGCCAGGAACTGCTCGACGGTCTCGGCCGGGCGGCTCGAGGGCGTGACCACCGGCTTGGGCGTCATGCCGGCCATGCTGCCGACGCGCTGCAGCCTGGTCGGCGCCGGCCGTGGCGCGCTGGGGCGCTCCTGCCGCTGGGCGGCGGCACGCTTCTTCGGCGGACGACCGGTGGCGCGAGCCTCCCGTGCGGCCTGCTGCTCGGCGCGCGCAGCCTGCCGTGCCTCGCGTTGCTGCCTGAGGTCAGCGAGCCGCTCATCCTGCGACCGGCCGCCGAGACGCTTCCAGTGCTCCCGCGACGCGGCATTGCGCTTCGCCCTGCGCACCTCGGGCGTCAGCTTCGACGCCTTCGTCGGCGGCCGCACGAACTCGTAGCGAGTCCCCCTGCCGAACCCGTCGCGCTTCACCTGGCCGCTGCGCACCAGCAGCGCCAGCGTCCAAGCGATCAGCAGCCGTTCCTTGCCCTCGGCGCCCAGCCCATCCGAGACATCCTTCGCCGAGTGCATGCCGCCGGCGGCGATCAGCCAGGCCCGAATCTGCGCGGCCCGGCTCATGCGGCGCTCCGGCGCTGCTGGCGCTCGCGATCCTCTTCATCCCAACCCAGCAACCACGCCTCGCGCAGCGCCCGGTCGTCGGCGGTGATGCCGTAGCGCGGACCTTCGTCCCGCCCCTTGCTGACCTGGCGCGCGCGGCGCCCGGCTTCGCGTGCCTGCTCGTATCGCTGCTGGTTGATCATGCTGCCCTCGCTGTGTGCTGTTCGATCAAGGTGTTCTGCAGGTCCAGCAGGTAGTCGTCCCGGCCGATCTGCTCGCGGAATGCGCGCGGCTGGCGCGCGTAGGAAGGGCCGAACAGCGCCTCGCACTGCGCGGCGGACATACCGCCGAACGGCTCGCCGCGGTGCGACCAGCTGTTCAAGCCGACGGTGTAGTAGTGGCCGCGGCGCGGGGCGCCGTGCTTGCCGCCGATCGTCAGGTGGTGGATCTCGCAAGGGACGTGGCCCAGGCCGAGCGAGTGCGCGACGACGCAGCCGATGTCGCGGATGGCGTCGAACCGCGCCTGCTGCGCGCGCGTCGGCGTGCTGGTGCTGCGTCCGCGCTTCATGCCGCCGCCTCGGACGCCTGGGTCCAGGTCTGCGCGCGCTCGATGCGCTCGCCAATCCAGCGGATCACCGGCGCCGCGAAGCTGTTGCCCAGCATCTTGTAGCGGGGGCCGTCGGCCATCAGCAGCGACCATGTTCCGTCTTCTTCCTGCCGCCACCGCGCTGCAGGCCGATCCTTCGTGACCTTGCGGGCCTCGTGACGGCCAGGCAGCGGCACCAGCGTCCAGTCGTCCGGCGCGCCCTGCAGGCGCTCGCACTCGCGCGGCGTGAGCCGGCGAACCTGCATGCCAACGATTGCACCGTTGTGTCGGCGCGGCCCGTTGTTGGCGTCCAGAGTGGCGTGCACGTCGTCGATGCGGACACCCGATTGCGAGGACTGAAATGCCACCGCGACCTGGCCTCCAGCGTTGGCGTGACTGCCTGTGTGCCCCATCGCTCGCAGGGTCGGCGCCACGTCGTCGGACACGCTGCGCGCCGGGTCGCTGTCCTTGCAGCCGAACGCGATGTAGGTCTGTTGTTTCATCCCGGGTTCGGCGGCGAGTGCGCCGGCAACGTCCATGGTCCTCACCTCATCGCGCTGGTTCTGCGCGAAGGCCATCACCGGCACGAGATTGTCCGGAATGGGGCTACTGCCGAAGCTGCGGCCGCTGCAGCTATGACAACCGATGGTGCCGGCAATCGCGGGAACTAACGCCGTGTCGTCGGCGCTGTACCCGCCACCCTGGCGAGCGCCACCCGCAATGGTTCCGGCAACGCTTTGCCCCGCTTCTCGGCGCGGCGCAGAATCCCCGCGCATGCGGTCGGGCTCAAGAAGTACCGGGGGGGCGACCGGCCCAGTCTCCAGTATCGAGGACAGCGAACACGCGACGGCGCCGCTGCGCCACTCCGAACCACTGCGCGTCCAGCACGCTCCATTCGACAAGACCGTGGGGACCGAGCGCCACACCTTCGTTGCCCCAGCCGTCTTGCGGGACAGTGAGCTCGGATCCTGCCAATGCACCAACCACGACAGCAAAGTCGCGGCCGGCGTTGCTGCTGAAGGCGCCTGGAACGTTCTCCCAGAGCAGCCAACGGGCGCCGCAAAGAGTTCGTGCTGCATGAAAAATCCTCAGTTGCTCGTGGAAAAGGCTGGAGCGCGCGCCGACCAGGCCCGCACGCTTGCCGGCGACGCTCAGGTCTTGGCATGGGCTGCCGCCGATGACGACATCGAGCTGGCCCAGTGCCTGGATCTGTGCGCCGGTGATCGCGGTGACGCTGCCGAGATTCGGCACGTGCGGCAGGCGGTGCCGCAGCAGCGCGCATGCGGCCGAGTCGATCTCGGCCACGCCGGCGCACTCCCAGCCCAATGGCCCCCAAGCCAGGTGCGCCGCTTCCATGCCCGAGAACAGGGATAGGTAGCGCATCAGTGCACCCGCGCGGCGCGGCCGCGGTTCGCTAGAATCGAGTCAATCCAACGCGGAGCGCCCAAATGCAGCAGACCAACAGCGGACGGTTCACGCTCGTACCCGCCGCGGTTTCGTTTCTCATAGGCGGCGGGCTGGTCTGGCTGCTCGCAAAGCCACCTGCCGGCGTCGCGTCCATCTTGGCAAGCGACCAAGCCCCGGCATGGGTCCAGGCTGTGATGTCGGTAGTCGCCATCGTCGCCGCTGCATTCGTACCGCGCTGGCTCGATGCCCAGAAGCGCAAGGATGCGTCCGACCAGTACCTCATTTTCTGCAGATATCTTCTGGAAGAGGCTGAAAGCCTGAAAGAAAAGGCCAGCACCGAATCTGGACGAAACGAACTGCGCATGTGTAGCCACAGAGCTGAATGGCAGTCCATAGCCGATGGTGCGCGGGAACTCCATCTCAACGAACTCCCGCACGCGAAGTATCTGGGCGTCTGGTTGCAAGTCCGCGAGATGGCAGTGCGTATTGCGGACTACAGCGCCGGCATAGCGAGAACAGGGGAAGAGGATGCTCCGAATGACCACGACACCCTGGATGACTACCTCTATCGATTGCGCAACCTGCACAACGAGTTGATCGACATCGACGTGTCGATACGCGGCCAGTGCGGCTACGCCAAGGTGGAAACTCCCGACTGACCTATTCATGCAGCCCTCCGCGCCGGCGCCGACTGCGTGCCCTGCCCGTTCGCCATGAGCCAGAACTCGGCGCGCACGTCGTCCAGCAGTACATGCGTGTAGTGCTCGCCGATGTGCGCGGTGATGCCGCGGAAGAAGTCAGCGAACTCGTCCTCTTCCATCGAATCGAAGGCCAGCGACTGGGCGACCTTCACCGGGATCGTGCGGATCTCCGGCAGAACCGCGGCGAGCACCTTGCGCGCACCGGCGCCGAGCACGGCCTCGGCCGCGTCCAGCAGCGCCGACACCACCGGCGCGGCGTCCATCTCCACCGTCTCGCAGCGGATGCCCGATTCCAGTTGCACGCGCTTCAACGCCGCGTGCGCGTCCAGGTCGCGGAACTCCTCCACGTTGTCCACCAGCAGATGACCGATGGCATGCGCCAGGCGGTGGAACGCGGGATTGCGCGACTGCTTGATCTCAAGCCGGTACTCGTGGCCGACGCGGTAGCCGCGCTCTTTCGCCAGTCGGCGATCGATCGGGTTGGTCGGGACGAAGGCGCCCACCTCTTCGCCGGTGGTCGGGTCGATCATGCGCAGACATGTGCCGTAGATCGGCCGGCTCGCGCGCTTCTGCCTGATCTTTCTCGCTGCTGCGGTCATGGTCATTCGTCGCCGTCCTGCCGCGCGGCGGCGTTGACCTTGCGGAAACCACGTGGGCGCGGCGCCGGCTTGTCGTCGCTCTCGATCGGCGCCGGCTGCCAATACTCCGGCAGGTTCTGGAACTTGAAGCGCTCCGGCATGTAGAGCGCGCGCACCTCGCCGGCCGGCCCGTTCCGCTGCAGCGCGACGATCAGCTCGGCGGTGCCCTTCCAGCGGCTGCCGCGGTGGTAGACCTCGTCGCGGTAGATGAAGATCACCGCGTCCGCGTCCTGCTCGATCGAGCCGGAATCGCGCAGATCCGCGGGCTGCGGGCGCTTATCGGGCCGGTCCTCCAGCTTGCGATTGAGCTGGCTCAGCAGCAGCACCGGGATGCCCAGTTCGCCGGCCATCATCTTCAGCGCCCGCGTGATATCGCCGAAGCCCTGCGCACGGTTGTCCCCGCTGGTCTGCATCAGCTGCAGGTAGTCGATCACCACCAGGCCGAGCGGCTTGCGCGCGTGCTGGCGCCGCACCTGCGCGACGACGTGCTCTACACGGGCGTTGCGCGGCTTGCTGACGTAGATTTCCGCCGCGCGCAGGCGCTTCATCGCCTGGGTGACGTGCGCCCAGTCCATGTCGTCCAGATCGCCGGAGCGGATCCGGCCGCCGTCGATGCCGCCGATCGACGACAGCATGCGGTCGCCCAGCTCCTCTGGCTGCATCTCGAAGCTGAAGATCGCCACCGGCACGCCGCGGTTCAGCGCCGCATGCTCGGCGATGTTCTGCGCCAGCGTGGTCTTGCCCATCTTCGGACGCGCCGCCAGCACGTACAGGCCGCCCGGCTTCAGGCCGCCCAGCAGCGCGTCCAGCTCGTCGATGCTGGTCGGCAGGCCCTGCGCGTCGCCCTCGCCGCGGGAGCGGTCGCCGAGCCGGTCGAACACGCGCTGCATGACCGGCGCGACCAGCTCCAAGTCGCAGGGCTGCGTGTCCAGCAGGTGACCGATCCGCGTCTGCGCCTCGCCGATCAGCTCCACGCTGCTGCGGCCGGCTGGCGCGAACGCATCGTCCACCAGCTCGGTGCCAACCTCGATCACCCGGCGCAGGCGTGCCTTGTCCGCCACGATCTCGGCATGCGCACGCACGTTCGCTGCCGACGGCGTCGTGCTGGCCAGCTCGATCAGGTACGCGCCATCGCCGATCAGTTCCATCTTGCCCTGGGCCTGGAACCAGTCGCCTAGGGTCACCGTGTCGAATGGCCGCGCCGGGACCGCTGTCGCCATCTCGTGGATCGCGCGCCAGATCAGCTGGTGATCGCGGCGGTAGAAGTCCTGCCAGGTCAGCAGGTCGCCGACCTGGTCCCAGGCGCTGGCACGCAGCATCAGGCCGCCCAGCACCGCCTGCTCAGCGTCCACGCTGTGCGGCGGCACGCGCAGCCCGGCGTGGTGGCGCTCCTGCTGGCGCTGCTCCCCGTAAAGCGCCGCCATGCGCTCGGTCTCCTCGTGGGCGTTCATGCGGCGTGCTCCGTCATCGCCCGGTCGAACAACTTCGCGATCACGTTCTCCCGCAGCAGGTACTCGAAGTCGGGCTTCCAGTTCTCGTGCCCGGCACCGCCGGGCTTCTTGCCGGAGTGGAAGTCGTCGTCGGCCGCGGTCTCGAACAGCGCGGTCCAGAACTGCGGCGTGACCCGCTCGTTGCCATACAGCTGCCGGCAGATGGCGCGCGCCGTCGGCAGGGCCTTCTCGACCGCCTTGATCCGCGGCTTGTTCAGCACCGTGCAGGCGACCAGCGCACCGGCCGGCTTGGCCAGCAGCCGGTTGTAGGCGGCCTGGGCCTCCTCGGCGATCTGCTGGATCCGCTGGGTCTTCCGGTGGCTCAGGTCAGCAGGTGGCGACGGCGGGGTCAGCGTCAGCGACGCGGACGAATCCGAGCGAAGCGAGGAAGCTTCTGCTCTTGGAGACGGAGACGGTATCGGAGACGGAGACGGAGACGGAGACGGGGCAGACGGTTTTTCGGTTTTAGCAGGATTGTCGCCTGCTAAATCGCTGCTATTAGCAGGATTCGGGCTGCTACTAGCAGGCGAATCCGCGTCTTTAGCAAGACGGGCTGCGTACTCGGGCATGAGCCGCGCTGCCTCCTCGCGACCGTGCCGGCGGCACAGTGCCGACCACTTCGCTCGATCCGCGCGCGCTTCCGAGCCTGCCGACCAGGGTTGATGCTCCGCCCAGTCGTGCAGCCGATACACGCCCTCTTCCCCATCCAGGAAGCCCACCGACGCCAGTTCGCGCACCAGCGCATCGTTCTCGCCGCCCCAGTCCGCGGCAAGCTCGATGTCCTCGGCCGACATGCCCGTGAGGTCGCCGTCGGCACGGTTCGCGCGCGCCCAGAGGATCAGGCACACCAGGGACCAGCCAGCGCTGGCGCCCAGCCTGCGGATCAGCTTCTTCGTCTTGGGATGCCCGGGCAGTCCAACGCTCAGGCGCGCGTCTGTGCTCACGCCAGGCCCCCTGCCCGCTCCATGCGGTGCGCCTGCGCGGCGCTGCGCGCCAGGCACTCGCGACGCAGCGCTTCCCAGTGGGTCCGCGCCAGCGCGTGCTGGCCGGAGGCGTTGGCCAGCTTCAGCGCGGCGGCGAAGCGGCGGATGCGGCGCTCGCGGCGCCAGTCGGTGATGCGCTGCAGGATCATGCGGCCGCCCTGCCCTTCTCGACCGCGGCGCGCGCGTGCTGCGCGACCTGGGCGAGGAACGCTTGCGCATCGCCGCAGCTGGACGCGATCTCGTTCGCCTCGTTGGGCGTGATGCGACCGTCGGTCAACGCCTCGTTGATGATCTCGGCCAGCTTGCCCTTCGCCGACGACGCCGACAGCAGAGCCGTCAGCAGCGAGCCGGTGGTCGGGGTATCCACGCGCTGCAGCGTGTAGCCGTGCTGCGCAGCCAGCGCGTGCAGGATCCGGTCGTCACCGGTGACGCCCATCACCTCGCTGGCTTCCACCAGCGTCAGGTGGTGCGTCGTGTTGTTCGGGTTGACCTTGTTGCGCAGCACAGCGGCGGACATGCCGATGCGCGGCGCCAGCGACTCGCTGCCGCCCGGGTAGGCGTGCACAGTCTTGTGGGCGGCGTCGATGATGTGCATGGGTGATCTCGGTGAACGTGGAATGCAGGCGTGCGGCGGCGCACCATCTGCGCCATGGAGAAGATCAAGTCAGCAGGGAAGCGGGCCAGGGACGGCCAGGTGCGCGTACCGCGCGGCAGCAACGTCACCGCGCTTGTGAAAGTCGGAGGGAACTGGCTGTCGGCACGATGGATCGATGGCCGACTCGTAATGCGGGTACTGCGCCGCGGGCCTGGGTGACCCGTGGCGATCAAAGAAGGCGTCGCCCTCCTTGCGGTAGGCTGCTGTTTCCACACGAACAGCCAGAGCCCGCAGGGAGGGCGACATGAAGAGATCTCCTGGAAAGCAAAGCGCGGCCGCGGGCAACGCGTCGATGCAGATGCGCGCAACTGCCGTGCTGCTCGGACAGGTAAGCGCTTTGGAGGTCCTGGGAACGACACTCATCGCAACCCAACCGGAGCCTGCGGCCGCGCTGGCTGCGTGGGACGAAGTGAAGAATCATGTGATCGAGGATTTGATGGCATCGGGGGGGCCGTATCTGAGTTCGGACTTCCGGGACACATTCCACGCGCAACTGGCACGCTTCGAGACTGCGCTTCGGATTGCCGCAGATCCGCCCGACTAGACATTGATTTCAGCCAGGCTTCGTCTGCATCAGCTTCCGCCGCAGTCGGCTTCACCAGCCAATTGCGCAGCCACACGCGAGGATTCCAGCGGTCAGGGATGCCGGCCACGTCAGGCGGCCTCCTGCTTGTCGGGGGCCGCGGTCTCTTCTGCTGCAGATGGCGGTGGCCCGAAGATGTCGGGGCGCTTCTGGAAGCCCTTCCAGCACCATGCATCCGGCAGAGGGGCATCCTCATCGCGGCCAGTCATCGACTGACGCGGGAGGCCGAGGAAGCGGGCGAACTCGGCTCGTGTGCTGAGACCGAGGGCTTCCATCGCGTGTCGCAAGGTTGGGTTCATGCTCGCAGTCAACCATTGTTGACCGCAAGCTGTCAACCATCGTTTACCGTGGCGCGCCGATCATGCCGCCGATGAACATCGGTGAACGACTCCAAAAATTACGCGCCAACGCCGACCTCGACCAAGTTCAGGCAGCGAAAATTGCCGGCACGACCAAGCAGGCTGTGAGTCAAATCGAGAACGGCCGGACGAAGGTGCCCGGTGGCATCTACCTCTACCGTTGGGCCAAGTACTACGGCGTCGACCTTGAGTGGCTGATTATGGGAGAACGCCCCGCTCGCAAGGCGAACGATCCCACAGAGGACTCGCCCCTCGATCCTGAACGCTTGGTTCGCGCGCATAGGATCCTCGCGGCCCGAGGCCCATACAGCTTGGATGACCCTAATGACGCCCGGGCCTTTTCGCAAGCATACCTCGAAGCAACCGAGGGCCGGCTCAACGCGTTTGAGGAAATGAGACGAGGTCTCTCCGCGGACGAGGCTGTCCAAGAGGAGCTAAGGAGACAAGTGGAGCAAGATCCAAGCCAGGACCCGAGTGCCGCCCTGAAGCCGCGCAAAATGTCTACGCGGTAAGGCCTGGCAGCCTGTAGCTTCCCTGCCTGGATCAGGGGATGCATGTGCGATGGACGCTTTTAAAAGGCTTGGATGGACTTGCGCGTGCGCTGGCCTCTACTACCTCGCTTTTCGCTTTGCATGGTTCCATTCGGCGGATCAGTTTTTCTTGCCGGCTGGACTGCGCATCGCGTGTCTGCTTTTTCTGCCATACCGTCTTTGGCCAAGCATCTTCATAGGTGATGCCGCGGCGATGCTGTCGCTGCGTATCCCCTTCGCTGAAGCCAACAATTTCCCAGTGTCGTGGGCCTATTGCAGCGCGCTGTTGTTCTCGCCAGTCCTTTCGCTTGGGGCGCTCGCGCTGCGCCGTTACTGGCCCGCTGCCTACACGCGGGAGAAGTATCTTCCGTTCACGCTGCTGGCACTGGCAGTTTGGGGTGTTGCCGCAAACATTGCCCTGAATGCACTCTTTTCAGGGCCAATTGAATCTCCTCTCGCGACCTATGCCTACAAGGTCAGCACCGGCCAGTTCCTAACCTCGATCGTCGCAGTGCTCCCCATCATGGTCTGGCTCCGCCGCGCAGAGGTGACCAACTGGAATCGCTTAATCCGCGATTCGCTGCTATGTGTTGGGGCGCTGCTTAGCACGTACTTCGGCGCCGGCCTCGTTGAGGAATCCTGGCAACGCCTCGCATTGCTGGGGATGATGATTCTGCCAGCGCTGACGCTGACGGTGCTGCACGGATGGCGCGGTGCTGCCATTGGCGTGGTCGCAGCAAACGTGTCCCTCGGGCTATCGATCCCGAGCACCGGACTATTCGGCAACAGAGATCTTGACGTGTTCGTCGCTCAGCAGACCTTGGCAGTGATGGGCACATCCCTGCTGCTGGTTGGAGCAGCGATGTCGAAGGAGTTCGATCGAAATCGACTTCTCGTCCATGCGACCCGCGAACAGCGGCTACTGGCGCGTGCAGATCATCTGTCCGCGGAGCAGTCTCTGCGCGCGCGGGCCGAGGCGATCGCCGAAGCTCAGCAACGCATCAGCTGCGCCTACCGCGAAACCGTGAGCCGGCTCCGCCAAGGCGGTCACTACGCTCTGGCCATGCACATCAACGCGGAGAGTGTCGCAAGCACGCGCATCGTATACCAGCAGGCTTCGGACCTTTACCCATTCCAATTGGAGAACTCTGGGCTCTTCGCGGTTCTGCGCTCCGCTGAGTTCGCGAGAAAGTGGGCCGGAGGCAGTGCAGAGTTTCGACTAACTGGATCGATCGCAGGCCACAGCTTAGCGTTTCAGCTCGTTGCGTATCGGTGCATCTGCCACGCGATCGAGATGCTGCCTTGTAAGGCCTACCGCGTCAGCGTCAAGGCCGGCCACTCACAAAATCCGCAGTGGATTGCCGTCGTGGTAGCTTCGGCCGAAAGAAGAAGCGCCACCCGGACAAAAGCGTCGCGGATGGCGCAGGTACAGCTCAGTGCGAAGTTGCAGGCATACGGCGGCCGACATAGGTTCGAACGTCGAAAGGTCGCAATACTTCTAACCGATCTGGATCACGGCTTAAGCAACGGCACGACGATCCAAGACAGCTTTTTGGCGCCCTTCACCACCCTGACGACGAAGTCATCGGAGCTGTAGACCACCGTGCCGAGCACGCTGCTGGAGGCAATGCTGACACGATCGGCATCAACACCGACTGGCATGACCCAGGCAGTGTCGCCGACGCGTCCAACAGCAGATCGCACGCCGCCGGCTATGTCGTTGATCTGCAGATAGGTGATGCCGTCGCGTTCAAACTGATAAACCTTCCATGCAGGATCAGCCGACAGATTCGCCGCCGCTGGCGTCGCCTCGCCAAGGCCAGTTTTTGCTTTCGCTGGCGGCACAGTGCCGCCGGATGGGCAGCACTGGCAGAAAGCGTCCCCGGAAACCATCAGCGCCATGCCTGCGAGCATAGACGCTGCCACCACTTCCAACCGCGATATTCCGTTCATCCGCCATTCCTGGTTTGCCCGCAAACGGCAGGCATTGCTAGCTTACAACGAGGCGCGCACGACGACGGGCAGCTCCTACCGACCAGACTGCCAGCCTTTTTGCTGCAGGCATGCCCGGGTCAGTTCATTCCTGCGCATGGCCATGTCGATGCCCTGCCCCACTGCTCCCAGCGACGGGTCATAGCCGCCCGCGTACTTCATCGCTTCATACTCGCAGGCTGACTTGTCCTGCTGAAAATCCGTGGCTGTGGCTCCTGGTTTGGTGAACACCAAATTCGCAGCGCAGCCCGAGAGCAACACAACACCGACCGCAATAACACTCTTCATCCTTGCCATCTCCTTGAGTCGCTCAAGTCCCCTATTCGTCTTCCATCATAGCCGGCGGCCATCCCCGTGTCCGCGTATGTAGGGTAGCAGCTGCCCCCCCCCCAGAGCGGGGCTATTTGAGCAGCTTGAAGAATTGGTCTTTGGTGATGCCCGCTTGGCTCAACATCAGCTTCAGGAGCTGACGATGGTACGGAGCATGATGCGGGTCCACTGTAACTCGCTTGTACGAACTGCCCTCGCCCTTGACCCACTGTTCGTGCGAAGTGCCCTTCTTAGGTTGCGGCGTAAAACCAAGAATCCGTAGAACCTCTTTTAACTCTTTATCGGTTACTGGTCTTTCCCTAGCCATGGATTCGAAGCCGGATCAGCAGATAGCTGGAACCATCGGCAACACTTCTTTGAACGGGCGAGATTGCACTTGCTTTCGCACATGCATGAAACGCAAGAGCTTGTACACCGTCTTGATTGAGTAGTACTCAATCCAGAACGAAATTGGCGCGCGCCGCGTCAGTAGGTACTCGGCGTGCTGTCGATCATCTCCGACCAACGCATCGTAGACGTACTCTTTTATTTGCTCGTCAAGCTTACGCTTCGCTTCTTCCAGCGTGTCTGCTTGGGCCCCAAGAGAAAAATCCACGCAAAAGGCCACCCAGACATCGCCATCAAGCTTGGCGTAGCAACGCACGACTAGCTGTTTGGGGCGCATGTAGGTAACTCCATGATTTTAAGATGTGGCGAAGCACTTCCGGCACTCACCGCCTAGGGCAAAAGTGTACATCAACCATCGGTTGAGCGTTGACAGGAAGCTGAAATGATGCATCTCGTCTACAGCGGTTCATCGCGCCCACTTCCTTCGCCTGCCCTTCGACATCAACTTAGCGGCCAAGTTCCGGACTTCTGAGTGGTCGGCGCGCCCTTTGGGCCTGCGGGCACAGGCAGAGTAAATTATTGTTGACCGCATTCGGTAAACTATGGTTTACTTTCCCCGTCAGCCCACCAGGGCACGGAGACGGGACCATGGCAACCAGGCACAACTACCACCCCCACTGCGGCTGTGCCTCGTGCTGCCGCGAGGAACAGGCTGACGAGCGCGCGGACGAGCTGGCGCTGGGGATGCACGCTTCCGGCGCCGTGCTGGGCGAGGCCATGGGCGAGCTGACCGATGATCAGCTGGCGCTGATGGCTGGGCACCTAGCCGCCGGCAACGACGCCGGCCTGGCCGAGATCCTGCGCCGGGTCGTCGCCGACTACGTGCAATCGGAGATCGAGCGCCGCACCGACGAAAGCGGCGTGACGCGCCTGGAAGCCGTACAGCGGATGGTCGAGGTGTACGAGGTCGCGCCGAAGCCGGCGCCGGCCATGCCGTGGAGGCGCGCGGCATGAGCGCCCAAGTCGTCAAGGAATCCTTGACCGTTGCCGGCTTGTGCGCCGAGCAGAAGGCTCGTGCCAAGGCGCTGCGGGGAATCGTCAAGGTGCCGCCGCGCAAGTCGAAGAAGGCGATCTCCGCATCGGATGTCGGCGCCGCGGTCAACGCCGTGCTGGATGACCTGGACAACGAATTGAAGCGGCTCGGCGTGGAATTTCCGAGGTTCCGGCAGGCGTACGAACCCGCGCGCGTGGCCGTGGCAAACGCTCGCGTGGATGCTCGCCACGCGGCGAAGCTACTGGAGCGCGTAGCACGGGCCAAGGAAGACGCAGAGATCACCGAACACCTGTTGTCGAAATCGCGCAAGGGAGCATCGGCATGAGCATCGACCACGGCGTTCTGAACGTCCCGCTGAGCAAGCGTGGCAACATCGATACGGCGATCGACCGTTACAAGGCTCAGCAGCAGCGCGAGCGCGAAGCGGTGATCCGCGAAACCCGCAAGGCGTTCGCAGCTGCACGCGCTGAGGCGCTGGCGCTGATCGAGCGCATGACCGACGAGCACGTCGCCCGGTGGGCGCTGCGGTTGAAGTGCCAAGCCCGGAGCGTGCGCAAGCGCTTGCGCTCGGAAGCTGGCCTGAATCCCACGCTGGTCCTGCGCGCCCTGCGCGATGGCGGTGCGCAATGAGCGCGCAAATTCCCCAGCGCAGCGTCAACGCAGCCGGCGAGCTGGCAGGCATTGCCATCTACATGGAATCCAAGCTCGGCGAACACGCCAAAGTCTCGGTGCTGCAGCTGAAGTCCGCCGTGGACGAGCTGATCGACTTCGTGCGCGCCTCGCCGTGCCTGTGCTCTGCCGCCCTGCCCCCGTTGCCGGCGATCCAGTGCGAGCGCTGCCGGCTGCTGGCCCGCTGCGGAGCGACGCCATGAGCGCGCAGATCCTGCAGTTCCCCATCCAAGACAGCTACGACAAGCACCAGGTGTCGCACGTCCACAAGCTCGCGGTCGAGCTGGGCCACGACCCGAAGCAAGCGGTGCGCGACTTTATCGCCGCTGGCTGCCCGAACGCGCAGCGCAACGAACTGGCCGAACGCGCGCGCCGCGCCCGCATGCAGACCACCACCACAGACGGCCCGGAGGCCGCTTGACCATGGGCAACTTCATCGTGGGCTTCATCTGCGGCGCCGTCGCCGGCTACATCGCCGGCCTGGTGTTCGCCTACCGCGAGTCGCGGCGCCTGATCGCGGAGCTGATGCCGTGATGCGCGCGCTCGCCCTGCTCCGCGTGCTGGCGTGCAGCCTGGCCCTGGGCTTCCTGGCCGACCTGCTGCGCCGCTGCGTGATCGTCGAGGCATGGACGGTCGGCCCGGTCGTCGCCGCACTGCTGGCGCTGGCGCTGATCGCCACGCGCTGGTCCTGGCGCGCCGCTCGCCGCCCGCGGCTGCCGGCCGACTTCGTGCGCCCCAACACCCCCGACTTCCCCGAGCAGCCGCGGCGAGGCGTCCGCTGATCCCCGCCGGCGCGGCCGGCACTACCGACGAGGTTCCCATGTTCCAGCTCGACAAGCACGAGGCGTCCATCGCCAACGTCAACCAGCGCATCCAGCGGCACGGCGAAGACCGCCAGCTCGCCGCGGACATCAAGTTCGCGCTCAGCGCGGGCAACGACGTGCTGGACTCCTTCGACGCAACGCTGCGCGCCGACCTGTTCCGCAAGCCCGGTAGCGGCGAGCAGCAGGAACTGCCGCAGATCGGCGGCGCCGGCCTGACCGCGGTGAAGCACCCGGCGCTGGAGCCGCTGAAGCTCAACCACGAGCTGACCGGCTACGAGCTGCACATCGGCGGGATGCTGGAAACCGGCGATCCGCTGGTGCTGGTCGACGTGAAGCTGAAGCGCTTCGTGATCGAGCCGAAGGAAGGCGGCAGCGTCGCCATGACGTTCACCGCTTCGGCCGAGGTCGATGCCGACGAGATCAGCGAGCTGTCGGCTGCCTTCATCCGCGAGGACGTGCTGCTGACGCTCGTACCGCCGAAGCGCGCCGAGCAGGCGGACGACCTCAGCGGCGGCGACACGCTGGACGCGCAGGAAGCGGCCGACGCGGCCGCGGAAGCCGCCAGCCTGATCGAGGCCGGCAAGAAAGCGGCCTGACCGCGCGCGCCGCGCTGGCGCCGCCAATTCCTACGCGCGTCGGGCGCTCTCCCGGCACCACCACCAGAGGATCGCAGCATGCAAATCATGAAGGGCAAGACGTACACGCTGAAGACCCGCCGCGGCCGCGCCGTCGTGGGGCAGGAGAAGGCGAAGGTGACCGGCCTGGTCGCGCAGGGCCGCGGCCACACCGTGCACTACACCGTCGATGGCGAGGCGCGCACGGCGTCGCTGGGCGAGTTTTCGCGCAAGGCCGCGTGATCACCATGAGCGAAACCACCGCCCCACGCATCCGCCTCGACGACGTCGATTCGAGCCAGATCTATTCGATCGGCCACTGCCCCGAAACGAACACCCTGGCCATCCGCTTCACGAAGGGCTACGGCGCGAAGCGCGGCCCTGGCGCGCTCTACCACTACGCCAACTTCACCGCCAAGGATTTCGCGGCGTTCAAAGCGGCGGACTCGCTGAGCAAGCACTTCGCGATCTACATCAAGCAGTTCCCAACGACTTACCCGTACCACAAGGTCGCCGAGGAGCAGCAGGCGGCCTGATGCAGACCCACACGGCGGGGCTGCTGCAGCAGCGCGCCGCGCGGGAGACGTAACCCGCCCCAGCGAAAGCTCATGGGTGAACGAGTGGTGCGGATGCAACGCCGCTGACAGCCGGGAAAGACCGGCGCCTATCCATAGCGGTGCGGCTTGCGGCGGGTCGGTTTGAGTCCGTTCGAATGCAACGCTCCAGGCCGCACCGCTATGGAGGGAATGCGCAGGCTGATGCGCAGTGTGCGAGCGAAGGCTGAGTAACCGGCAATCCGCAAGAGAAGCCGGCTCCGGGCCGGGGACGGCTATGAAACATCGTCAAGTGGCTCAGCGGGAAAACGTAAGAAACGACCGCGCAACTCGCACAAGCAAATGCCGGAAGTCAGCACCGGCCCCTCCACCCATCGACAACACGCCGGCAAAGCCGGCAGGAGAACGCAGTGAACGCAGTCGCGCAAATCAAGCCTCCCGGCGGCCAGCTGGCCACCGCCGAGCAGGCGGACGCAATCCGCACCGCGCTGAAGACGAGCCTGTACCCGGGCGCCACGGACGAGTCCGTCGACATGGTGCTGGCGTACTGCCGCGCCGGCGCGCTGGACCCGATGACGAAGCCGGTGCACATCGTGCCGATGTGGGTGCCGGAGAAGAAGCAAGGCGGCCGCGTCATCAGCCCTGCCGGCATGCGCGACGTGATCATGCCGGGCATTGAGCTTTACCGCACGAAGGCGCACCGGACCGGCGAATACGCCGGCCAGGACGAGGCGACGTTCGGCCCGACCATCGAAGAGGATCTGGGCGGCGTGCATGTGCGCTATCCGGAATGGTGCAGCGTGTCGGTCTATCGGCTGGTCAACGGGAATCCGGTGCGCTACTCGGCGAAGGCCTACTGGCTGGAAAGCTACGCCACGCAGAAGCGCGACAGCGACGCGCCGAATGCCATGTGGAAGAAGCGGCCCTTCGGGCAGTTGGAGAAGTGCGCCGAGGCGCTGGCGCTGCGCAAGGCCTTTCCCGAGGCCGTTGGCGCCCAACCGACCGCGGAGGAAATGGAAGGTCGCGTCATCGAGGGCGATGTGGTCCACGCGCGCGCGGCTTCGGTTGCTTTGGTCGTTCCCAGCGAACTGCCCGAGTACTCGGCTGCCGACTTCACCAAGAACCTGCCGGTCTGGCGCGGCCTGATCGCGGCCGGCAAGAAGTCGGCCGAGGACATCATCGCAATGCTGCAGACGAAGGTGCGCTTCACCGAGCAGCAGCTGGCCGACATCCGCGCCGCTGCGCCGCAGGAGCCTGCGCAAGCCCAACAGGAACCGACGCAGGCCAATCCGGATTTCCCCCTGGACGACGAACAGCAGGACGACAACGCATGAAGATCATCAAGCTGATCCAGGGCACGCCGGAGTGGCATGCCCACCGCGCGCAGCACCTGAACGCAAGCGAGGCGCCGGTGATGCTGGGCGAGTTCCCTGCAGTCACACGCAGCGAGTTGCTGAAGGTGCGCGCGACCGGCGTGGAGTCGGAAATCAGTTGGTTCCTGCAGCAGATATTCGACGACGGCCACCGCTTCGAGGCGCTGGCCCGGCCGCTGGCCGAGGCGATCATCGGCGAGGACCTGTACCCGTGCGTCGGCGTCCAGGGAAAGCTGTCCGCGTCGTTCGACGGCCTGACGATGCTGGGCGACGTGAACTGGGAGCACAAGATGCTCAACGCCGTCCTGCGCGTCTGCATGGTCAAGGGCTGCACCGGCGCCGACCTGCCGATCTACCACCAGATCCAGATGGAGCAGCAGCACATGGTGTCCGACGCGGAGCGCACGCTCTTCATGGCGTCGGAGTGGGACGAGGACGGCAACCTCATCGAGGAACGCCACTGCTGGTACACGCCGAACCCGGAACTGCGCGCGCGCATCGTCTCGGGCTGGGAGCAGTTCGAGCGCGATGTGTGCGCCTACGAGGACAAGCCGCTGCCGGCGCCGGTGGTCGGCCGCGTGCCGCAGACGCTGCCGTCGTTGAACGTGCAGGTGACCGGCATGGTCACCGCGTCGAACCTGGCCGAGTTCCGCGGCTCCGCGCTGTCGGTGCTGTCGCGCATCAACCGCGACTTGCAGACGGACGAGGACTTCGCCGACGCCGAGCAGACAGTGAAGTGGTGCAAGGGCGTGGAAGAGCGGCTGGAAGCGACCAAGCAGCAGATCCTGGGACAGACCGCCGACATCGACGCGGTGTTCCGGACCATGGACGAGGTCGCCACCGAAACCAGGCGCGTGCGCCTGGAACTGGATCGGCTGGTGAAAGTTGAGAAGGAGAACCGCCGCACCAAGATCGTGATCAACGGCATCCAGTCGGTCCGAGCGCACTACGCGGAAATCAATGCCACGCTCGACGCACACGCTCTTGCGTTCCCGGCAACAGTGCCGGCAACGATCGGCGCGGCGATCAAGGGCAAGAAGTCGCTGTTGAGCATGCAGGACGCCGTGGACACTGCGGCGATGCAGCACAAGGTCGCCGCCAGCCAGGCCGCCGAGCGCGTGCGCGCGTGCATCCACGTGCTCGAGATGGAGATGGGCGACTACGCCGCGCTGTTCCCGGACCGCGTGCAGCTGTGCGCGGCGAAGTCGCCGGAAGATCTGCGCAACCTGGTCACGGCGCGCATCGCCGAGCACAAGCAGCGCGAGCAGGCCCGGCTCGACGCCCAGCGCGAGCAGATCCGCAAGGAGGAGGAAGCCCGCGCGCAGCGCCTGCAGCAGGAGGCCGAGGCCGCCCGCCTGGTGAAGGAGCAAGCCGACCGCCAGGCCGAGGAAGCGCGCGAGCGTGCACTGCGCGCCGAGCAGGAGCAGGCCGCGCGCGTCGCTGAGCCGGAGCCGCAGGCCATGTCGGAGCCGGTGGCGGCCGCCACGCCCGCGCCGGTGCAATCGCCTGCCCTCGCCTACTCTGCGCCGGCAGCAGCGGCAGTGCCGGCGGCGGCCAGCGCGCCGATGCGCAAGCTCAAGCTCGGCGAGATCCAGGCCCTCATCGCGCCGCTGTCGATCAGCGCCGACGGCCTGGCCGAACTGGGCTTCCAGCCGGTCGCCACGGAGCGCGCGTCGAAGCTGTACGACGCGGCGCAGCTGCCGGCGATGGTCGACGCGATGCAGCGCCGGCTGGCCCTGGCCGTCGCGAAGGCGGCTGCGTAATGCGCCGGACCTGCACCCACTGCCAGCGACGCCTGCCCGAGGATCAGTTCCCGCTGGCCGGCGGCAAGCGCCGCGGCGCCTGCCGGCTCTGCGACAACGACGTGCAGCGCATGCGCGCGCCGCTGGCGCCGGTGCGCGTGGATGCGTTGCAGGTCCGGCTCAACAACTTGGCGTGCCTGTGGTTCGGCCCGGCGCGCCGCGAAACCCCGAGGAATGCCGCATGAACTACCGGGACATGACCGTGGAGCAGATGCACGCGTGGGGCCTCGCTGAGGCGCAAGCGCGGAAAGAGGACCTGCGTGTGCGAACCGCGGAAGGACTGGCCGCCGCTCAAGCGAACGCGGAGCAGCGGCGCAAGCTGATCGGCGCCAGCAGGAGCGCCGCCGCTTCGATGGTATCGGACGCACTGCGTCGCAAGCGTATCGACGAAGCGCGTTCCGCGAGCGAGGCAACATCGTGAACCGACACCTCTCCCGGCGCACGCCGCAGAGCAACGGCGGTTTCAGCTGGGGCCGCTTGCAGCCCGGCGAGCACACCGTCACCTACCGCCTGTTCCGACGCGATCTGACCGGCGAACTGCATTGCTCGCTGCACACCTTCCACATCGCCACCCCGCGCCGCTCGATCGCCAACGACCTGCGCCGTGCGCGCCACAAGCTGCGCGACAAGGTGGACGAGATCGACCTGGCCGCCATGGGAGTCACCGCATGAGCCAGACCACCGCAATCGAATGGTGCGACTCCACGTTCAATCCGTGGATCGGCTGCACGAAGATCTCGCCCGCCTGCGACCACTGCTATGCGGCGGTGAGCACGGCGGCGCGCGCCTTCGGGATTGCCTGGGGCGCTGGCCAGCCGCGGCGCCGCACCACCGCGGCGAACTGGAAGCTGCCGCTACGCTGGAACGCTCGACCGTTCTACGCCTGCCGCGCATGCGGATGGCGCGGCGACCAGCCATCGACCGCAGGCACCGCGCTGACGGATGGTCTGCCCTCCTGCCCGGCTTGCGACGCTCTCGACATGATTCCGGCCCGCCGCCGCGTGTTCTGCGCATCCCTGGCCGACGTTTTCGACAACGAGATAGATCCGCAATGGCGCGATGACCTGTTCGACCTGATCGGCGCCACGCCGAACTTGGATTGGTTGCTGCTGACCAAGCGCATCGGCAACGTCGGCAACATGCTGCCGGTGCCGTTCGACTTCGACCGCCTCTACCCGCACGTCTGGATCGGCGCGACGATCTGCAACCAAGCCGAGGCCGAACGCGACATCCCGAAGCTGCTGAGGCTGGAGGCGCGCGTACGGTTCTTGTCGATCGAGCCGCTGCTGGGGCCGGTGGATATTGAATACCCGGAAGGGCTTTTCCCTGGAGGCCCGCCCCGATGCTGTAGCGGTGCAAGCAACGAGTGTGGCTGCATGGGTCAGCCCACGGAACCACCGCTGTTGTACGGGCTGGATTGGGTGATCGCTGGCGGCGAAAGCGGCCACGGCGCCCGCCCGGTGAACCCGACGTGGGTGCGTATGTTGCGTGACCAGTGTGCAGCGTGGCGTGTGCCGTTCCTGTTCAAGCAATGGGGCGAGTGGGCGCCGCACGAGGTGAAGGCCGGCGGCGATCTGGGTGGCGATCTTCGCCGCGGCGTCGTGCGCCATCTGCACGGGCCGGGCAACCCTGAAGGCCATTTCCGCCAAGGCGACGCCTACGTTCGCCGCGTCGGCAAGAAGCTGGCCGGCCGACTGCTGGACGGCAAGCAGCACGATCAATTCCCGGAGGCACGATGAACATCCACGCCAACGACAAGCTGGCCGCCCTTCAGTGGGCCGTCGAGCAAGCCCGCGCCGAGGCGCACTTCGACGACCTCGTGCGCCTCAACGTCCTGCCGGCGCTGCAGCAGCTGCGCGACGATGCGCAGCGGGAGGCGCGCGGTGGCTGACCCCTACCGCGAGTTCCTGGAGCGCAAGGTGCGCGTCGCGCCGTCGCTGGGCTTCGACGTGGCCGCGGAGGACGTGAATCCGATCCTGACGCGGCACCAGCCCGATGCGGTGCGCTGGGCATGCGCCGGTGGCCGCCGCGCCCTCTTCGAGGCATTCGGCCTGGGCAAGTCGGTGCAGCAGATCGAGATCCTGCGGCTGGCGCGCGCGCATGCCGGCGGCGCCGTGGGCCTGGTCCTGCCGCTGGGCGTGCGCCAAGAGTTCGCCGCGGACGCCCGCCTACTGCGCACCGGCGACCACTCGCGCGTCAGCGACGAGCAGCGGCGCCAGCTCGCGGAATGGATTGAGCAGGATCCGCGGCGCGCGCCGGACGTGCGGTTCGTGCGCACGACGGCGGACATCGATCCGACCTTCGACGGCATCCACATGACGAACTACGAATCGGTGCGCGACGGCAAGATCGACCCCGGAGCGTTCACCGCGACCAGCCTGGACGAGGCGTCGGTGCTGCGCAGCTTCGGATCGAAGACCTACCAAGAGTTCCTGCCGCTGTTCCAGTCCGTCCTGTACCGGTTCGTCGCCACGGCCACGCCCAGCCCGAACCGCTACAAAGAGCTGATTCACTACGCCGGTTTTCTCGGCGTCATGGACACCGGCCAGGCGCTCACCCGGTGGTTCAAGCGCGACAGCAGCAAGGCAGGGAACCTGCAGCTCTACCCGCACAAGGAGCGCGAGTTCTGGCTGTGGGTCGCGAGCTGGGCGCTGTTCCTGCAGAAGCCCTCTGACCTCGGCTACAGCGACGAAGGCTACGACCTGCCGCCGCTCAAGGTGCACTACGTCGAGGTGCCGGTCGACCATTCCACGGCCGGCGCCGAGCGCGACGGCCAGCACAAGCTGTTCCGGGACGCGGCGCTGGGTGTAGTGGACGCCGCGCGCGAGAAGCGCGATACGATCGGCGCCCGCGTCGCCGCTGTGCGCGGCATCGTCGACCAGCTCCCGGACGGGCACTGGCTGATCTGGCACGACCTCGAGGCCGAGCGCCACGCGCTGCAGGCGGCGATCCCGGACGCGGTGAGCATCTACGGCGACATGGAGCTGGACCTGCGCGAGCAGGCGGTAATCGCCTTCAGCGAGGGGCGCATCAAGAAACTGTCGGCGAAGCCGGTCATCGCCGGCAGCGGCTGCAACTTCCAGCGGCATTGCCACCGCGCGGTGTTCGCCGGCATAGGCCACAAGTTCAACGACTTCATTCAGTCCATCTACCGCATCCAGCGGTTCCTGCAGCAGCACGCCGTCGAGATCTGGATCGTCTACGCCGAATCGGAGCGCGAGACGCTGGCCAGCCTGCAGGAGAAGTGGACCCGAGACACGGAGATGCGAGCACGCATGAGCGAGATCATTAAGGAATACGGCCTCAGCGAGGCCGCCATGGCGCAAGTACTGCAGCGCTCGATCGGCGTGGAGAGAATCGAAGCCAGCGGCGCCGGCTGGCTGGTCGCGAACAACGACTGCGTGGATGAGACCAAGCGCATGGACGAGAACAGCGTCGACCTGGTGATCACGTCGATCCCGTTCGCCAACCACTACGAGTACAGCCCCAGCTACAACGACTTCGGGCACACCGACGACAACGCGCACTTCTGGGCGCAGATGGACCACCTGACGCCCGAGCTTCTGCGCACGCTAAAGCCGGGCCGCATCGCCGCGATCCACGTGAAAGACCGGATCCAATTCGGCGCGGTGACCGGCGCCGGCGTGCCGACAGTCAGCCCCTTCCACGCGGAAGCGATCTTCCACTACCGGTCGCACGGCTTCGACTACATGGGGCTGATCACGGTGGTGACCGACGTGGTGCGCGAGAACAACCAGACCTATCGCCTGGGCTGGTCCGAGCAGTGTAAAGACGCGACAAAGATGGGCGTCGGTTCGCCCGAGTACATCGTGCTGTTGCACAAGCCGCAGACGGATCGCTCGCGCGGCTACGCCGACGTGCCGGTGCGCAAGGACAAGGCCGACTACACCCGTGCGCGCTGGCAGGTCGATGCGCATGCCTTCTGGCGCTCCAGCGGCAACCGACAGCTGACGGCCGAGGACCTGGCGCAGCTCGGGCCGGACAAGCTGGCCAATCTCTTCACCGAGTACACCCTTCGCGAGATCTACAACTACGAGACACACGTGCGCATCGGCGAGGAATTGGAAGCACGCGGCGCGCTGCCGTCGACGTTCATGTCCCTGGCGCCGGGCAGCCACGATCCGGACGTCTGGCACGACGTGAACCGCATGCTGACGCTCAATGGCGAGCAGACCAGGCGCGGCTTGGAGAACCACATCTGCCCGTTGCAGTTCGACATCGTCGACCGCCTGATCGAACGCTTCAGCAACCGTGGCGAGTTGGTGTTCGATCCGTTCGGCGGTCTGTTCACCGTCCCGTACCGTGCGCTCAAGCTCGGCCGCCGGGGCCGCGCCGCCGAGCTGAGCACGCCCTATTTCATGGACGGCATCCGGTACCTGCAGGCGGCGGAGCGGGAGATCGCCATGCCTGGCCTGTTCGATGCGATCGATGGCACCGGTACAGACATGGACCGGGCCGCATGACCGACCAGCTATTCCCCCGCCAGCCGCGCCGCATGCGCCAGCCCCGGAAATCGATTCTTCGGGAGCAGCTGGCCCAGGCCGCCAGCGAGATCGAGCGGCTGCGCGCCGAGAACGAATGCCTGCGCGCGCCGTGGTGGCGCCGCATCACCCTGAGCTGGCGCCGCGCGCCGAAGGACACTGCATGAGCAAGTACACCGAACTGGACGCTGCAATCGTGCACGCGGTCCAGAATGGCGCCACGACATTCTCCGGCCTGCGGACTGCATGCAGCCAGCACCTTTCCTTCAAGATGATCGGCCGGGAATACACGGATGACCGGCTGCTGGATCGCCGTTTGCAGGCCCTGCGCAAGGCCGGTCGCATCACGTTCGCCATGGGCCACTGGAGCATCGCATGA